TTGCTCTCACGACCAAGCCTTCAGGCTTGATGCTCTTTACTTTCTTCAATTCCTCATCGCATATGTCTATGCTGTGCGGTGTCAAATTATACACCTTTCGTACCATTTTCATTCCTCCTTAATAGTCCTCGTTTGCCCAATACTTGCGAAGCCATGCGGTTCGCTCTTTCACTCTGTCTGCAAGTATATCGCATTCATCTAGTGAGAGGTCGCCGCCCAACAGTACCTCAACCATTTCGTGTATCTTTGGGTACTCGTTGCTAAAGTTATCTCCTGCCATTCCATTCGCCTCAAATCTGCGTCAGTACATAGTTGGTGTGCTCATTCTCTGCTGCAACCATGTCTGCAACATCAATGCTCTCCCAATCGGACTCCAAGTATATTTGCACATTCGGGTATCTCGCCTGTATGCTATCTAGTTTGGATTTCTTGTCCTTCTCAGTATCGGATGACTTAACTGCATCCTTCGCTCGTATAATCATATCTCTCTTGCCTATTGGTATCATTGTTTTCATCTCCGTTTGTTTCTCGTATTCTTCTTCGTTTAGTCGTATCAACCCGTCCTCGTCCATGTGGTATAGTTCGGGGTGTCTGCTCAAGTTGTATTCCATTGCTGCGCTGTTCATCTCAAGAACCCCCAGCATCCATCGCATGGATTGTCTGCTGTGCATTGTTTTTCTTCCATCTTGCATACCCATGGAAGTTCAGGCAATAGACCCGACTCCCACATCTCAAACTCTGTTTGTGTCATTCTGTGTATTTGCATTGTTTTCATCTCCTGTATGTGATCGCCTGCGTGTATCAGACCTTTCTGACATGTCGCAGCCTACGCCACTGAGTCTTGCTCATGCCGTATTTGCGTACATTCGCTCTCATGTTTTCCATTTGTTCTTCGGTTCTGTCCCATCGCTCGCTTCTGTCTTTTGGTATACCCATTGGGTTACTGCTTGTTCCTGATTTGCCCATTTATCTCATCTCCTATTCATGCAACGCACTCGGCTTGTGCTGGGTGGTCGCCTACTTTGCCGCCTTGAAACCAAATCGCAGCAGCCTTTCTGTTACTGCTACAGTTGTCACAGTAGCACTTGGTGCTTGTTGGCTTGCCAATGCTGCGGGTTACAGTGACCTTTGCCTTTGGCCCAGCATTGAAGCCACCTTTGGCCTTGTATGCGTCCTCTCTACGGATGCGCCTTCGCAAGTCCCAAGGCTTGTTGTGCCAAACCTCTTTGCTCGACTCCTGCTTAGGTGCGCCCAGTTTCTTCTTGCCCCACGATTTACTCTTACTGTTTCTGTAAGAGCCTCGTGTTCGGGTTTCGTTTGCTGACTTCATCGCTGCGGCTGTGTCGCCTGATATGTTCAGTTCACCAATGTTGGCTTGCTTCGCATCAAACGAAAGGTCATTCTTCATGGCGCCACCTAATAGTTCTGCCACTTGGTAATCCCTCTCTGCACCGTCTACGCTCATCAGTATTTGTCCTAGTTCCATACTCATTCGTATCATCTCTCTTTGCTTATCTCGCCCTTCAGTGGGCGGGAATGTGATTCACTGGACAACAATTGTCCATGTGGTTACTACCTTGCCGTTCTTCTGTACGACTTCGTAGCCTGTGTCTGTTGGTACAACTTCTTCCTCTGCGTATGCTTCAGTCAGTTGTTTCATCATCTCGTCATGGGTCAAAGGCTTGCACCTCGCACCCGTGTTGCTTACAAATTGTGCTTTCATTTGTTTCATCTCCTGTGTTTGTGTGAATGTGATTACATTCGGAACTTCCCATTCTCGTCCGTTTGTAGGTCATCGAAGTTGTCAAAACTTCGTAGTTCAGGGTGTAGGGCGCACTTCTTGCACCAGCAGTTTTCTTCATCGTATATGTGAGAGAATATCTCTCGGCATCCTTTGCATAGCCAAAATCCTAGCATGTGTGGTGTCCTCCTTGGGAATGTGATGTATGCGATCGTGTGCGCATAGGGAATAGGGTGCCGGTCTTTCCCGACTGTCAGCCCCCGAAGAGGACTTGGGTTCTTCTTCGATTTTCGTGGCGGTATCTCTACGAGCGTACAGCGAATTGCTTCGCTCTCCCACTAGGCTCTGCGCCCTCCGTACATCTGTATTGAATAGGCTAAACGCTGTACTGCGTCTATCGTGTACATGGAATACATCGTGTACACTACTCGTGTATTCGTAGTTTCATGTACAGTACATACACTATACCCCTTACAGAAATAATAGATATATTATCTATGGGTAGTGTGTATATGTATTCGTAAGCACTACGGTTTCGTTTACATGACTAGTGTACATGTTGTATTTCATGTATTCGTAACGAGCCGCTGGCTCGCAGTACAACGGTTTGTGAAATAGGAATAGGACTAGAGCCGTGCGGTACTAACGCATTAATCTCCTCGCACGATGTTGGGATGACAAGAAGTGAATGTGGTGCGGGATGTTAATACCCACACGGCTCGCTGAATAGAATACGCTTTTTTTAGCGCGCTTTGCATCTAACTCCGCCGCATTTGCAGCGTGTGTTCTGTTGTTTTGTGCAGGCTGGCCCGCAAGGTGGTATGTTTTGCGGGTATTCTCGACCAAATATGTTCGCCATACTCTGTGCTGGCTGGCGCTACATTTGCGTATAGGGCCAGCCGCTACAGATGGTCGCACACGATCGCGTGTGCTGTGAATAGGTGCAGTAGGTGAGTTTCTCACGCTCAGGTAGTTAGGGTGTCTCCACCCACCTACTGCGGGGTTTTGTTTGCCGGTCTGTTCCCGGCTGTCAGTCACGCTTGAACGGGGTGACGGTCCTGTGGGTGTACAGTATGGTTGCTGTACGGGGGCTTCAGCCTTGCAGCAATGCAACAAGTTCCTTCTTGGTCATGCGCATTAGTTGCTTGTCTGTCGGTGCAGCCTTGGTTGCAGTAACCTTGGTTGCGGTTGGTGCTGTTGCGTCTGCGATGTAGTCACCATCAATTGTGATGATGCCTGCGGCATACAGTTCTTCACATGTAGGTCCGTTTGGTATAGGGCCGCCGCGAGATACGCGGTTTGCTTTTACCTTCTTACGGGTTGCCCATGTGATTTTCTGGGCCTTGTTCGCTACGCTTACGGCTGTCTGTGCGACAGCCTCCGCTGGTTGTGTTGCTAGCGACAGTAGTGCTGCCACTACCGCCTGTGCTATTGCTTGTGGGTCGTTCATTGTTTTCGCCTCAATGGCCCCCCTCACGCAGCGGGCGCAGACACGCATGCGAGTGTGCGCTGTATAGCACACACTGACACGCATACATGCCTGTGTGCGCCCCCACGCAGGAGGCACCGACATACAAATATCACGGGCGTTTATATACTCTCAGACTTATCACCGGAGGAATGGGACTTATCCCCCGACTTTTCCCATTCTAACCCCATACGGCGCTCGAAAAAAAATTAGAAAAAATCGTTTTTAGTATACCAAAACCAGCGCTAACTATTTGGGTGTGGGTTCGTTGGGGTTAGACAATGCGCCCTTTCGATCGTGCTTGGACTCTGCTTAAACAGCAAGGGAGAGTATTACCAATTGACCAAGCCAAATCTCCTTTTCCTAAAGGGCTTACACCTATGCAAGAGAGAGATGCTCTAACTAGGTATCACGAATTACTTTCATTAACGAACAGTGGACAAACGGCGCACCCTGAAGAAAAGGCAACGCTTAGTCACTTGGAAGGAGTATTAGGATATTAGGAGTGAACAATTATGCGCCCTTTCGATCATGCTTGGCAACTCCTGAAAAGTTATACATCAGGTGAGCCTAACAAAGGCTCGATTTATCCTTTTGCTCACAGTAGGCAGGGTTCTTACGCACCTATGGAAAGACAATATGTTGACAACCAGTTACAACCAAGGCCCAAAACTTTTGAAAACCGCCAGTTCAATGTAAGAACCATCGAAGATGAGGACACTAGAGGTCGAGTAAGAGACACTTACAATGAACTAGAACCTGCTAACTTTAGCACTGGTGATGATATGGCACGGCGACGCACTGCGAGTGAAAGAGCGGCACGAGAAAGCGACCCTGATGGTTCCGATTACAGGCCAGTAATAGATGGAATGCGTGTAAATGAGAGTCTTGATTACCCTGCACTTTCTCGTGACGACATGGACCCTCGTTTAATGTACCCTTATCCAAAGGATGCTAACAACCCCGGCGACTTTGTAGGTGGATATTAAGGACAGTGATACCCATGATACCATTTGAACAGGCTTGGAATATTTTGAAAGAAGACGACATGGAGAAGCACAAGGCGACTATCGTTAAGACTCTCAAGAAGGAGGGTGGTGCCGCTGGTGTGGACTTGCTTTGCAAGGCGACTGGGCTTTCTACTAGTGCGTGTAAGAAATTGATTGCGTCCATGAATAATGTCAAGATGCACAAGCACGGTGATGCGATCTTGATGGATGGATTGTGATGCAGCCTTTCGACCAAGCGTGGACTTTTCTAAAAGAAGAAAAGCAGATTTACAATCCTTTTACTCCTGACCCTGAAAGACAGGCAGCGAAGGCGGCACGAGAAAAGGCTGCGGCGGAGCGGGCTGCTTACGAGCAGTCAGAAGAAAGCAAAACCGCTCAAGCGATGGAAGCAATTAGGCGTAGACAGCAGGAACTAGGGATTGAGTGATATGATGAAGCCTTTCGACCAAGCGTGGACTTTGTTGAAACAGACTAGCAGTGAAGCGGCTAGGTATTATTTTCAAAACAAAAAAATGAACATGGGTCACAACTTGAGTCCTAATTTCAATGACTTACCCGCAGAAGATGTAGCAGCCATATTATCCCAAATGCAAAACTCTGATGCTGGCACATTACATGACAGGTTAGGTTCAAAATTAAGAGGAGGGCAAACTAACATGTTTACTTTTGCAGATAATCGTATGGTTGAAAGCCCTCATCATCCACCGAATCACCCGCTACCCTCTGCTAATCCTTCGGAAAATCAAACTATAAGAGAGCAGTTTCCAGCATTTGCAGAACAACAATGACACTTCCTGACCCCGTTGAACTGACAGGCCTGCCCCTTTGGTTATTATGCGTCATACTGGGTTTGGTTTCATTTTTTGTGACACTATTTTGGCCGAGAGGAGAGCCTCCGATAATTGTTGACTTAGGGGCATTTGAACAGTAAAACTTAACTCCTGAACATCCTTCGGAGTCAACATGACACGCTGCACCCTACTAGACGAGTGGTTCGACCACCAGTCATCAAGGTTAGATCGTGTAGAAGCAGAAACAGGTATTGAGTTCGTTACTGGTGAAAAGTTGACTGTCAATTGGCGTAAAGTCTTGAAAGCCCTGTTTTTCCTGAAGTGATAGACATGGGTGGGGCTGATGAAGAAGATTTCAATTTACGAAGTCGGCCCTCGTGATGGATTGCAGACAATCAAGAAGGTCGTACCTACCCGGATGAAGCGGGCGTTAATCGATGCACTTAGGAGCGCAGGCTTGCGTTCTATAGAAACTGTGAGTTTTGCTCACCCGCTTTATGTTCCTCAGATGGCAGATGCCGAGAGGGTTTTCGATGGGCAGGGGGCTGCGCTCGTTATGAATCAGCGTGGAATGGACCGTGCGATTAAGTCAGGGGTTACTTACTTCAACATTGTATTCTCTCCGAGTGAGGAGTTTAACAGGCGTAACCTTGGTTGTGAACTGAATGAGGCAATTGCTAGGTACGCTTTCATGCTTGAGGGTATACCGAAGGCCAATGTCCGTATCTATATATCGTGCTACTTCGGCTGTCCTTACGAGGGTGACATTCCTATGAGCAAGCGTGTTAGGGCGATTCAGGCTGCGAAACTGTTTGGCGACACTGTGGTGCTGGCAGATACTGTTGGGACTGGCACCGAGCATGAGGTCGAGGTCGCTGCAGGTATCTGTGAGAAGGTAGGTATTCGACCTGCGCTTCATCTTCACCACCTTGCAGATCGTGAACTGCATGCTCTTTCGCTGGTTCGCAAAGGTATTGAGTGCGGCATTGATGAGTTTGATTCTAGTATTGCTGGCTTAGGGGGCTGTCCGTTTGTAGAGGGGAGTCCCGGCAACTTGGCAACCGAGTCACTAGTCAACTGGTTGACCGCTAGGGGTTACGACTGTGGCGTGTCTATAGATGACCTTGCCAACGCCAAGCGCATTGCTTTGAAGATAGCAGAACCTTCTTTAGCCCAAACCCTTTCGGTGTAGTCATGGCGAGTCCTTTTGAACAGGCTTGGGTGTTGCTGAAGAATGAAGGTGAGATGCCTATGCAGAATAACTACCCTCAAGATCCTCCGGGCATGAGGCCACCGCCAGTTGAGTTCCCACCTCCGGGGATGGAAAGCACTACTCCTCCCGAACTTGCTCTTCGTAAACCATCAAACTTAGTTTCACCAACAGGTAACTTAGCAGATATACCACTAGACGAGCGTGGCATCCGTGAGATGAGTCCAGTTCCGCCCGCTCGTCCTCCTGTCAGACCCGAACTCGCTGCTAAATTAACTCCTCAAACTGCATTGGAAACAGATCCAAGTAATGCAGAAGTTAGACCTGTGTATAACGAGATAGGTAGAATAATTGGGTTTGAAGATGCAAGGTGAGCAAATGCCTCGCAAACCAAGCCCTGCCTGTAATGCATGTGGGCACCAACCTACTAAGCGACTGTACACGAAGTATAACAGCGTACAGCGTGGTGTTGCTTGGATGTGTAACAAGTGCCAACATATTCAGTTGGATAAGGAAACAGCCCTATATATCTGAATTGTCTCAGATTGACCGGCCCGGACACTACACCTCCGTGAAACTTCGACACTTTCTCTCTCAATGACGCTTTCGCTCATCGTCATGCTATCCCGGTGAAAGGGCCACCTTTATTTCCTATACCTGCGTCAGCGTTTCATGGTCGGCTGCGACTGCGGGCAATGCGTTGGTATGAACGCAGCGTTTGATTTCTTGGAAAAGAAGTTGTGTCCGGCTGGCAAAGCAGCAGCAAAACGCAAGTTCAAAGTCTACCCTTCGGCCTATGCAAACGGCTGGGCAGTGCAGTACTGTCGAGGTAAGTTCCGCAAGAAGAAGGGGAAAAAGAAATGACGGTAGAGAAAAACCTCAACCGTTGGTTCAAAGAAAAGTGGGTTGATGTTTCCCGTAAAGATCCAAAGACCGGCAAGCATCCACCCTGTGGGCGCAGTAAAGCCAAAAAATCTAGCAAAGGATATCCTAAATGTAGGCCCAGTGTTAAGGTTTCAAGTAAAACCCCAAAGACTTCGGGCCAAATGTCTGAAGGGCAGAAGCAAGCGGCAACTAAAAGAAAGAGGTCCAAGAAGCAAGGAGTGGGTGGGAAGCCCACCGTTGTGAAAAGTGGTGAACTAAACTTGGCTCCATTTGACGAAGCATGGGGTTTACTCAAGGCAAAGAAGAAGTCTAAACCGTTTCACGGATATAACCCTAACAAGCACAGCAAAAAGGGTGGACTGAACGCCAAAGGTCGTGCTGCTGCAAAGCGCAAGACCGGCGCTAACCTCAAGCCACCTGTTACAACTAAACCTAGCAAACTCAAAGCCGGCTCTAAGAAAGCAAAGCGCCGCAAATCATTCTGTGCTCGCATGACTGGAGTGAAAGGTCCAACCTCAAAGAAAGGCAAACTAACACCAAAAGGCGCAGCACTGAAAAGATGGAATTGTTAATAGTGACTTAGAGGAATGACTTTCAAGTATGACTCTATAGACTGAGCGTGGCCGACGAGGGTGAGCCAATACAACCCACCGACTGGTGGGCTAATGTTTTGACAGCAATGACGACTGTCAGTTTTGAAGATTTGACTAAATTAGAAGGAGATGCTAACAAGCATACCTCTTGGACTGATTTGGCATACCTAATGGAAGTTGCCGACCATCACCAGTTCTTACAACATGCTTATGAGCAGCGCAAGCGTGGGATGCTACATGTGGAGTTCATCATCGATACCGACTGAGGCTGCTTGGGCAGTACTCAAGCGGGATGGTGGGCGTGATAACTTTGACTATACTCAAGTCATGGATCCTGCAGATGTAAAGGCCGCATCTAGTTATTTTGAGTCTTTACCTCCTGAAAAGCAGATGGTTATGCAACAAGTCAACGAGGCCTTTCATAAAATGCCTGACAACGCAAAGTGCCAGTTACTTGCATCTGCACACAAAATGTTTGAAGAGCATCGTGGTAAACTGAAAGAAGCACTGGATATGGCACCTGATGGCGATGTGCCTGAAAGTACATCTCCGGGCACTTTCAAAATTACAAAGTTTATCCCGATTGTAGTTGCTGGTGTGTTTGCACTTGATGCTCTTAATCGAAGCCAAGGCTCTAAAGCAAGTTTGGTCGGCAATGTATTTACAGACATAGGTAATGCAATAAGTCCCGGTCAGCCATTTGGTGAAACTGATTATAGTGATGTATTTGATTACGAAGATACTACATCTTACATTCATCCACTTACAGGTGAGCCAATAGGAGAACCAATTGAAAATCCTAGCATTTGGCAGCGCATATCAAGGGGTGCGGTCAGTGCTATTGGTAGTATGATTAATCCGTTTGCGGTAGTGGGTGGTACAGCAAGAGCATCAGGTCGTGCATTATCTTCTGCCAAAGAAGGCGTAAGTAGACTCGGTGCACAGGCTACCAAAAAAGTTGGAGAAAAAACCGGAATCAAAGGTTTGCAAACTAGCGGCCAAGCAGGTTTAGATAGAACTGCTAGAAACAAAGCAAGGCGCTTGGAAGAACTAGATACTTTCTATGATAAGACCGGAGGCAGAGGTGCATACGGAGTTACAAGTCGCACTGCAGGTGCTGGTAGTCGTGGGAATCTTGCTTATCGAACAGCGCAGGGTTTGCTCCATAGTCCTAAGATACGACAAGTAGCAGCCTCAGTGGGTGCAGGTGTACTTGGTAACACAGGTAGTCCTAACATTTCAGGCACAGCAAGTGCAACTCCTTCGGGAGGAGCAGCGGGTACTGGTGTAGCAAACATAGGTAACCGACAGTCATCTGACTCAGAATATCAACAGATTTGGAGAAAGAAAGGCGGTAAGGGTATATTAGAAGCGCAGCGTGAGGCAGAAGGCGGTGGCGCTTACGGAACAAACAAAGGTGATAATATGAAGATTGGAGAACAACTTTTGAAAGAAACAAAGGAACGAATACACAAAGCACATTGCATGGGTGACACTGAAAAGAAAGGTGACAAAAAAGGTAGTAAAAAACCTGCCCATGGTATGATAATTGTGCTTGGTGCACAAGGCACGGGTCCGGGTCCTTCAAAGGATGGCAAGCGTACAAAAAAGTGACAAAGTGTAATTTTGTTATCACAGAATCATTTATGTGATACTATTATTTCCCAATGACAGAGAGGGACACTTTATGTTGAGCACTTCTGCACCTATACCTGAACACGACCAAAGTGAAATACGATTGATGGGATTAATCCTAATGCAGTCCATGTCTATTGGATTAGCAGTTGGTATCTTCAACGCTGAACTTTGGATTGACTTAAACGATCCTATGGTTAATGGAGTGACATATTCGATGGCTGCATTCGCTGTGCAAGGACTTGCTTACTATCTTTTCAAGATGTTTTTCCAACAGGGTATGGACGAAAAGGCAAGGCTCGCCGCTATGGAGAGAGAACGCAGAAATCGATACCGTACTATGGAGGTCAACTTCGATAGCCGCCGACAAGATATGGAAATGCGTATGCAAGAGGCACAACTTGAGGCCGAACTAAAGTGGATGGAAGATAACCCCGGCAAGACGCCTCCTTGGGTACAACAAAGAATGACACAACCTCCTTCAAACTATTCAGACTTTATACCTAATACTTCTATAGAAGAGAAGGCACCTATCAATTTAGGCTTAGATTTTAATGAAGATAAGCCAAAAAGAGTCCGTGGCTCTGATGGCAAGTTCAAAAAGAAGGAGTGATTCTTCTTGGGCCGCATCTTCAAAACACCCTCTGACGATGCTGTAGAGGAAACTTTGAGGAGTATGCACATTGCTAACACCGTTGATGTAGCGTATGAAAGAGGCATGGGTTGGATTAAAGTGTTAATCTTTTCAACAACTACTGCGTTTGTAGTAAGTGCGTTTGAGTTTTACACTGACTGGAATCTTTGGGAATCTACTGGCAATTGGTTAAAAAATAAATTAGCAGAGTGGTCTAATTCTATATTTGATTAGGTGATAACATGTCAGCAATGGGTAGTTCTGCACTCGTGGGTGGTATGGTTTTCGCCCGTGAACTTTACCATTATTGGGTTCCAAGAAAGGTCGGAGTATACGGCCCACCTATGACTGGTAAAACTACACTCGATCGGTACATGACTACACCCGGAGAGATGGAGGACATACCTGAAGATGAGCGCACTAAGCATTTCAGAGTACCCGGTCTTAACCGATTCTTGTTGCCACGCCCTACTAGAAAGCGTGTCAGTTGGAAGGGTGACAAGCGTGTGGTTTACTCTGCAGACCTTGGTGGCGATGAAAGATTTTGGAATCTTTGGATAGACGATATGGTTAATCGTAATGTAGAGGCTGTGATTTTCATGTTTGACAATAGGTCATTATCCGGTGGCGATGCAGCGCTACAGGCTGTTGGCGGATTCAAATATTTAGTAGATGCAATACTTCACCGCCAATATCGGTATCGTAATTTCCGTTCTTGGCTTAGAGGTAAAAAGTATTGCCCAAAGGTAATCATGTTAGTGGCTAACAAGGCAGACCAGTGGTGGGACGAGCAGGCGAATGTTCTTTGGCAACAGCAGCGACTGGGTGAACACAAGATGTTTGACCCCTTTAGAGATGATTTAATTAGATTACAAAAGGCCGGAATACCTACAAGAAGGGGTATGATGGCTACTAAAATTGGTTGGAATGTAGAGAATACATTAATAGATGTACTGACAATGTGAAGTGATGAATATGGTAATGAACTTTGGTTTTGGCGGCTCCGGTAGAATACCGAGAAGCGATGTAAACTTAGCAAATATGAGCGATGCGCATTTGATGGCTTTAGGGCAGCAAGGTAACGCAAGTCACGAGCAGTTGCTTGAAATGCAGGCGGCTCAACAGGCTATGGCTAGTGTTGCTGGTAAGCAGAATATAGAAGTTCCAAAGGTTAATTTCTACCCTAGTAGAAACCCTGACCCAAGAAAAGCAAGAAAACAAGATATCAAACAAGCAAGAAAGTTACTGACTCCAACAAAGCGAGCATGGTATAATCCTATTCGCTGGATATGGGGGCGCAAGTTCCGCTACAATAGGCAGACCAACTTGTGTGTAGTTGATGGTTGTAATTGTGAAGAGTTAATCAAGTACGACAATCTTTATGCAAAAATATGCGATGAAGAAACTGGCAAAAGTTTGTGGGACTTGTATTGGAGAAATCCTGTAACTCAAACTCCTGAGCCATTTGTTGCAAGGGAACAAGTTACTAATGGTCGTAAAATGAAAGGTACATACTGCCCTGAGCATCTTCATCTGTATCATTTACTTTGTAAGTGGGAAGCAGAGGCTGACAAAGATCACAGTAAGACTAAGTTGGGAATGAAAGAAATGGTAAAAAAGGGAGTTAGTACTATTGCTGTTCCTATTTCGATTATCAAGAAGAAAGACAACACTCCTGAGATGTTAAAGAAATATGAGCCATTCTTTGTAGAATTAGAAAAAGATTCTAAATCTCAACCCGGCATCAGTTTGCTTCACTACAAGAATCCTAAAACGGGAATAAATGATGTCACAATGATTGTATTTGATTTGAGATTATTCCAACAGGAGATACTTGCGCAGCAACCAACACTGGCAGATGCAATTACAAATCTTGGAATAATGCAAGCGCAGACAGTAGACAATGGAGTTATCAACTCAGAGGTAGTGGCACCAGCAGAGCAGATGCAATTACCACAACAGTAGGTGAATAAAAATGGGACTATTTGGAAACAATAACACGCAACAAAACGGGGCCTTGTCACTAGGTGCTAATGCTCAACCTAACGCACAATCTAATTTTACAAATCCGTTTGCTCCGCAACAGCAACAAGGTTTTGCTCAAAATGGAATGACACAAGGCTTCATGGCAGGTATGGGAATGAATCAACAGCAAATGGGAATGATGGGTCAACCTATGGCCCCTCCAAGTGAAGCCGAGATTCAGTTGGCATTGATGAAAACTTTAGCACCTATGGATAGATTCATTGGTAGTGCACAAATGGCTACTATGCTTCAGTTACTCAATGACCTTGTTAGTTTTTCAGTGTTAGAGATTTTGAAGAATGCAACCTTTGTCATCAATGATGATGACGGCACAATGAAAATGGATATATCATCTTTACCAAGTAATCTCCAAACTATGAGTGCAGAGAATGTGACAGGGCAATTCAACGCTTTGCAAATGGCAAGTCAACAAAACATTCAGCAAGCAGAAATGCAGCAGCAACACATTGCTACTCTTGCTCAACAGAGTATGATGGGTGGTGCTTTGAATGCGGCATTACAAGATGAAGGATTTATGAATAAGGTCAGCGGTAGTGCCGGTCAATTTATGGGCAAAATGATAGGGATGAGATAATATGATACCAAGAGAATCACCAATGATAGGGTTTGCAAGTAGCACCATGGCTATATTTGCACCAAAGAAAAGCGTAATTGTAGATATGGTAATGGTACAGTTACTTTCAGTTATCGTAACTTTAGGAATAATTATGCTTACTGGCTCTAATGATTTGTCTAGTGACACTATGGCTTACTTAGTTGCTGGACTTTTCGGTGCCTTCTTTATGCTCGGTAGTGTCTATTCCCGTATCTCTAGCGTCTAGTGAGTCATTATGTCTGCCCCATTTTTTGAGTGGGCACTCACTAGATCTCAATGATACCTTTACTTTCATTTGACAGCCGCACTCTTTGCATCTATTACTGGTGTGTTGCCAACTTGGGCACACCATACAGATGTCCATTCTTAGTTGTTTGACATCATCAGTTACGAACCTTCTCAAGAATATATCCCTACTTGCCTTAGTTAGGTTTTTTGCAGTGTCTATAGACACGGGTACGCCCATGATTTTAGGTGCCGCACGGGGTAATCTCATGTTCATTCCGTCAACCTCATTCTACAAAACCATTATCCATGGTGTATGCTTGGCGCTTTGTATGGGAGGCGAGCGCCAAACTAAGAGGTCGTGCCCTTTGTGCCAACACGAAGAGCGTGATAGACTTGAAAGTGGGCTGGCTGATGGTTCTATAGAACCGAGGCTGTTGGACAAGGATATGGGTTGGCGAACCAACACTACAGAGCGTCATGTAAGAAATCACATGGGTAGTTATAGTGACTCTGCTAACCATACATGTGTAGTATGCACTAGCGATAATCGCAGAGCATACGAAGTTGCATACTTTGAAGATGAAACTACCACTGAAGAAATCGCAGCAGAGTTAGATTGCAGTGAAGAGTTAGTCTACAAACACATGAAGAATCACTTCCAACCACTTGTCAAGCGAAGTGCAACTGCAGTAGTGGCAGTAAAGGTCGGAGAAGAAGTAGATATCCTAAGAAACAATGTGCAAACTTTGAATGGCAAGTTGGCACAGTACATGGATGAAACTAGCCTTCACGATGACGGCGTTATATCCGACATGGTGAAACTTCACAAAGAAGTCAGAGAAACTCTCAAGGATTTACACAAGTTCCAAGAAACTTGGTCCGAGCCAAACAAGGCAGTTGCTAACAATACAATCAATATCTTGAAGGTTGAGTTAGGTAAAGAAAGCCCTGAAACTTGGAAGAGGGTCAAAGAAAAGTTATTATCTCAGGCTGACGGCGAACTAGATAAGAATATACTGGATGTGATTTGAAATGCCAAGTGGAAACTACGGGATGTCAACTGGGTCAGATACCCGAATGTATGCTCCTCGCTCGGAATCAAACAACATGTATGGGGCTAATTCTGAAGATGACGACAGTTATCGACACGGCATTGGCGATCCTGAATCGATGGAAAGGCGCAGAGATAAACTTGAGGCTGACAAAGAAAATGCAAAGAAAGTCAAAGACCTTCCACATCTCAGACTAGAAACTGTAGAGCCTAAACCTGACTTGCCTCCGGGTATGGAGGACATGGAAGAGTCACTTGAAATGAGTAATCAATTTGAAGAAGGTCAGCAGTTTGCTGCAATGACAGGTATGCCCGGACAGGGTGGACCTGATGTAAGTCAATCGGTAGGTGCACAAGTCAACCAACCATTCGGTCAGCAGACTATTGCAACAAGTGAGCCAATGGCAGATGCTTGGTCTAGTCTTTTGAAAGAACACAAACCTTGGACTCAACCCCAAATGGAAACTACGCCATACGGCAGAAGCAAGGCTGACAAGATTACTGAAATGCGAAGCAAAATAGTTGGCACAAAGTTAGGTCACCCTTCAGAAAAAGGTGGGCTTAACGAAGCACCGTTAGCATTACACAGAGGTCACAGACAAACTACTCAACCTATCAGCCTGTTTCCTGAAAAGTACCAGCAATCTTTGGGTAGGCATGCTAGTCGTAGATTGATGGGTGGCATAGAGATGCCAAAAGGTATGCAACCTCGCCCTACTCGTGCAGAAAGGCCAAAGTCTGCTGGTAAACCAACGCCTCCAAGAATACCAAAAGAACCCAGTGAGCCAAGCATGAAGTTAGCATCTACAGAGTTTTTATTAAAGAAAAAAGACATAGACCTGACTTTACCAAGAGGTAAAGAAATGGTTTTGAAAGCAGAAGATAAAGATTACGACAGAGGCTTGTTAGTAACACTTCTAAAAAACGGTGGTTATGACATGGCCTATTGGTACGACAAGCATGAACCATATCCAATTGAAGTTTTAGTTGATGGTAAATCAATTAAAAAGGACGCAAAGAAAGTCACTATGAAGTTTCACCCTGAACTAAAAAAGAAAGGTAGTAAAGACACTGAAGAAGTCCGTAAAACATTAGAAGGGGTTCGCAAAAAGATGGACTACATGCGATTCAACCAGTTGCGCAGACTACTTCGCAGACTCAAAAACAAAGTTGACGATCGCAGATTAAAGATGGCTGACCCCGGAGGCATAGGTGAAGCAGGTCCGGGTGACGGCACAATGGGTACTAATCCGCAGGGTGCTACTGAAAGCATTCAAGCAGATGAGGCACAGCACGGTAGTAGAAGTGATGGTGCTGGTGGCTCCGGTAAGACATTTGGTAGGAAGGGTTCAGGAAGGGTCGCTTGATGTTTAAGACAACTCCTCGCTCTACTTTGATGGGTGGCGACCTAATACAAAAGAGTGCAATGCGACTGCGCATTAACGAGGATGGCACACTTGAAAGATATACAGACAACCTAACTGAAGAAGATTTAGCAAAAAATGGTGGTGGAGTTCCGAATCCTTATGGCGAAGGTATGGTGGACAGAGCACCTACTGGTAGCGGCCCCGGTCACTATCATATGATAGATGCATTGTTAGAAGCCTTGTTGCGTTTATCAGAAAGGAATGGTTTTGAAAAAACGGATGAAATGAAAAACCAATACATTAACTTCATCGACCATATGATACACTCTCGTAATCAGAAAATAATTAAAATCGAAGGAGAAAACTCTCCTAACATAATGTCCGGCTTTCGTAGTAAAAGGTGGAGGACTTTGCATGGCAGCGACCATATTTCAGAAAAAGAAGCAAAAGCGATAATGGCTACAGGTAGACTTTTGCCAACTGTTAAACATTCAAGGCACGGAGGCGTACAAATCCAAAACGCTGATGGAAGTATATCCGATGCAGGCCACCAAGTTAGTCACTTTACAAAGAAGGGTACAATTGATGACCCTAATGCCGACCAAGGCAACAGTATAGATTCAATTTACAACCCAATAAATGTTGAAATTGGAGAAACATTACAAATGGCTGCACCTTGGTTGAAAAAGTCGATGGGTATACCTGAAGGAGAAATAGGCCCACTTGATAATTTTCAAGCATTTAACCCAATCAAAAGAATGACGAGAAATCACATTTTGCCATTATCTGAAGTTTCTTCGGGTATGGTTCACACTTTGACTGAAAAAGAAATGAATCAGATGAAACAAAATATAATACCTCAAAGAGTTCTTAGGCGTTACAAAGATCACCAAGGTCAGGGCTATGTACCGGCTGAACAACATGATAGCGAGTTTGATGTAACCCACAGTGGTGCTCCTGTTCCTAAATACGCCTTAGAAGCGCACAGTCAAGAGGGTAGAACTAGAGGTGAAGGTAGTTATGACAGAGTTGTTGCTATGCAGCAGTTTTTGCAAAGTATCGAAGGTATGGCACATGTATCTCCTGAATCTAAACAAAAAGCAATCGACTTGTTAGCAAGGGAAGAAAGTGAAGGTGCATTGAGAGCAAATGTGTTGTCACCTAAGATGTCAGCGTTGTTTGGCATAGGTACACGAAGGCAAGGTGAAAAGGACACTCGTACAAAGGTATCTAACAAAGTCAAGGGCGGTGTGGATAATCAAAACTTTCAAAATTACATAGCACAATTAGGATTAACTGATAGAGAAGTAAGGGCTGCTTTAATGTCTATGAGTGTTGAAAATCCTGTAAAGGACACTACGGCTGCTAATGCTAGTGAAATAGGGCATGCGTTTCATGCTGCTAATTTAGCATTGATTAACAAATTGATAAGAGAGGGTCACCCTGAGCCACACATTGAATCTGCAAACCGCATAAGGGATATAGGTCAATTGAAAAATCCGGGCAATGCTCAACAAGTAGCCGATGCACAAACTATGGTAGATTTGTATAATGAAGCATACGAGCATCGACTCTCTTATCAAGGTGGCAACCAAATGCCTGCAAATAATATGGATTGGTTTTATCGAGGCCAAGACACACCTGCTTCAGGTACCTTGGCGGATTTATATGGAGGCATGGACATTGAAAGAATACGAACCTCGTTTGAAACTTTACAGATGATGTCTGCAATCAAAGACGATAGAGTGATGAAGTATGTTAAGAAGGGTCGCTCTTTGAAATCTTACAATGATATTCGCTCGTTTGCAACATCTGTGGGCCTAACATCTCAAGATGTTTACGGCATAATGGCTACAAAGGGAGATTGGGATGTTCTAGCCAAGCAGTGGAATGTATCTCCTTTGATTGTTAAAGCAACTAAAGTAACATTTGGCGGTGCATGATATGGGTAAAATATTTGTAAAAGGTCCGACTGAATCTCCTGATGATTTGTTGGCTAAGCAGACTATGGCACAAAGATTAAAGGATTTTGGCACTACTCGTAATATCGGAGGTGCAGGTAGAGAACTTGGCACCAGCGCTGGTCGCTTTGCTAATAACGAAATACAAAACTTCGGTCAGTTTGCATCAGCGCTTGCTAATCCACTTATCGCTCTTTTAGGGAGAAAGCCAATGACTCCTGAAGAAGAAGCGTATGCTAGGATATTGGCTAGAGAAAAGGCCACCCAGCAAAGGCAGGCAGAGTTAGCACCTCAAAGAGAAGCAGAATTACTAAGTAGGTTTCAAAACCTATCTCAAAGAAAGGGTGCCGAGGCTGCTCAGTTAAGCGGCCATAAAGGTGCAACAGATTTAGCAGATTATGAAGAGTACGCTAGGCAAAATTACCCCGGTATGTCATTGAACGAAGTTGCTAATATGCTAGGTCAACAGTTTACAAATGTAGAAGGATTAGATTTGAGAAGAAGAATGACTGGTAAAGAAGGAATTGAAGGTTTTGGCCCTACTAATCAAACTGCTAATGAATTGGTAACAGCAAGTAATGCTGCTGAGCAGACTAATGTTGGTGGTGACGGTTTAGCACCTATGCCTGCTGGTTTAAGAAATCAAATCGACACACAAAATATGGCAACTATGGGCGGTGAGGTACCTTTGCCGCCTCAACCTCAAATTAGTCCTGCAGATAACGCTGCCTCCGTTGCTGCTTCAGGAGGAGTAAACTCATCTCCACATGGTGCGAAGAAAGAAGATGAAAGAGATGATGCAATGGCTACTAATTCTGAAAACATTGATTTTGATAATGAAACAGGTGTAGAGCGACCTAAGCAAGAGGATGATGCTGATGAAGCACCTAACTTTGGTGCTGCACCACCGCTCCCAACTGATGTATCAGGTCTAGCGACTAACTTTGGTCTTAACGCTACCAATTTGGCTGATATAGCGGAGCAACAAGAAAGGCAAATGAGGGGCGAAGAATGACGAACAAAGAAGAGTTCATCAAGGAAATGGACATGGAAATGTCCAAAAAATCCTTTGAATACTTCTTTACTGAGATTTTAGAGTTTGAGTTTTCAGATCATCACAAGCATTGGCTACAAGGTCTTAACGAAAGTAGACGATATTGTGTCAAGGCGAGCAGGGACCACGGCAAATCGGTATTCTTTATGTCGTATGCTCTGTGGTTAGCGGCTTTCAGACCCAATACTCACATTATGATATTCAGTCACAGCCTAGAGCAGACCCTTGAACACATGCGATTTATCAGAAATCTGATAGAAGGCAAGGATATACTCAAGGATTTGAAGCCTCAAGGTCGTCCTTGGAATAAATCTTACTTTGAGTTCACCAATAAAAGCCGACTTATGGCTAAGTCGGTTGGTGGTGCTACTCGTGGTTTCCACCCAAATGTAGTATTGTGTGACGATATTCTATGGGGTACTACCGCTACAGAGTTACAAAGGGCAGCAGACTGGTTTTATACTGTACTTTTGCCGGTTCTGCACCACACTGGAAGGCTAATGATGGTCGGAACACCCTTCAGTTACAACGATTTATACGCTGAATTAGAGCAAAAAGACGCATTTAGAGTCGAAACTTACCCCGCAATTAAGGATAATGGGGAGCCATTATGGCCTACAAGGTGGCCTTTAGAGGCCTTAAAAATGCGAGAATCGTCTATGCCAGCCATAAAGTTCGCTCGTGAGTACCTTTGTGAGCCTATTCACGACATGTCAAGCATGTTTCCAATGGAACTTCTTGAAAAAGCAAGGGATGAAGATCTAGTATTATTGGATAGAGCAGAGTCAGAATACGATGAAAACGGCGATGTGGGCGGTATATTCGGTCAACACTTTGTTGGTTGGGATCCAGCGATAGCGTCTGATAGCAACGCTGACTATACTGCTATGGTTACACTAAGAACTCCACCTGATAGTGAGGAAAAGCAGATTGTAAACTTCCTAAATGAGAAGGGATTGGGTTCTGCTGCTCAGAAAAAGCAGATAATCATGCTCAATCACAGGTTCCAACCGGACTTGATTGAACTTGAAGGTAACAATTTCCAGCGTATGTTTGAGGCAGAACTCAAAGAAATGCGTGAAGATATACCAATCAAGACATTTATGACTACTCGACAGCGTAAAGAAAGCATGTTCATGTCATTATTGATGGCATTTGAGCAGGGCAAAATCAAAACACCTTGGGGCAATGAAAGGAGCAAGGAGTTCACTCGCCAATTAGAAACTCAACTTACTAGATTTGGTATGACTAAGAGAGGTCGTTTGGAATCTGTAGGCTCTCACGATGACTTGGCAATGGCTTTGGCTCTTGCTAACTGGGCAACAAAGGAGTTCAAAGGTAGCATTGTTATGTTAGACGATTATCTTGGCGGATTCGATGAGTGGCTAGGCGATAAACCAGTAAGTGCAAGCAAAGGGTGGTTCGTAGCCTAAGTATAATATGGATGAAGGAAGGGGCTGAGTATTATGTGGGGTTCTTTAGGGGTTGGTAATCATACATCCATCATTGATATGGGTGATGAATTACAAACTATCATCGCCTCTACATTGGTCGAGCATCCTTTGATTAAGTCTAATCCAAACAATGCAATTAGAATCGCTAAAGATGCAATAACTTTGGATAGAGATGTCAGTTTTGTTAGGCCATCATTTCCTAAAACGGGTGAGGGTTGGTTTGAATCGCAGTTAGGTAAGACCGCTGAAGAGTTAATTGGAGATTTACGCAAAGCCGAGGACTTACAAGAGGTCAGCGACTTAATCAAATCAATAGAGCATGTTCATCTTCAGGAAACGCAGGCGACTTTAGATTCAATGGAGTGGGCAGATAACCACCACAACACTATTATTCAATTAGGTTTAGACGAAAGAACTCTCAAATCTCTAAGAATATATGGTGAATTGAAGAAGAATACTCTGCGTAGAGCATGCTTACAGTGGGAAAATGCAGATAGCGTACTCAAAAGTTTAGATCAGTTCCACGATGTTTGGGGCGAAGAGGAAACCAATGCTTGGGAAACTGCAATGCAGAGCAAGCAGGACGCTAAGGGAATATGGAAGAGCGCCCTAAACCAATTCAACACATTGAGCAAAGAGCAACAAAACTGGCTAAGTTTAGCCAAAGCAGAGTTAGTAGACGCTGGTCCACTAACTGCTAGAGCAATCACTGAAAGACTAATTGAAAAGGGCACTAATCGATTGAATGTCAATCGTATGGCAAAGTTACTCAAGATGTATGGCGAGGAAATTGCTATACTCAAAGGTCACAAGAAGGGAGAATACATTGCTGCTCAGAATGGTAATATCGTAATCAAAGACATTTGGCACTACGCTGGTGGTTTCATTGATGAGCATGGTGCGTTTTCTATAACCGATAGGGATGAGCCAAGACTCACTATTGTAACCAAGGGTGAAAGAGGCAGACTTCATTGCACACAATTGCATGACAATCTCGGCTTTGGTGCATTGCAGTTGAATAAAAGCGTAAGTGTCAATGAACCTAATACTCACCAACTAGAGTTTAGAGGCCAAGATGTTGCTAAGTTACTTAGTGGCTCTTTGCCTTATATCGAAAACAAAAGTAAAGTCGCAAAAGCGATGGCACACTATTTCTTAGAACCTGATAATCTACTTATGAAACAGTATGTGCAATACCAGTCTTGGGACGGAACACACAAAGCGGAGAAGGCTCTGCGACAATGGGGAGTGGACCAAGATACAGTGTTAAGTTGGGCGGAGGAATTGTAATGGTAGAAGAAAAACAAAGTCGAATTGGAAGAATACTGTCCCGTATTGGTAACGGTTTCAGAAGGAGAAAAACTCCTGCACCTCAGATGCCTCTTTGGACTACTGGTATTCAGGAACCTGTATTAGTACAGGGTATCACAATACCTGCTTTGTATTCCGTTGCTAACGAAAACCTAATTCTAAGAACCGTACTTTCGACTCTTCAACAAGAAGTATTCCGTAGAGGTTACTATTGGGAAAAGAAGTTTCATAAGAAGTGCACAGAGTGTGGAAAGGAGCACCAACACGATGTTGAGCAGTGTTTCGATTGCGAAAGCACAGAATTAGAATCACCTGATGCTAATGAAATCGTATACCCTAGATGGTTAATCGACCAGCGTAATAGCATGGAACAGTCTTTCATGGATGTATTGAGAGAGATAGAGTACGATTTGAATATCATGGATGACGCCTTTATGATACTGATAAAGGAATACTACCAAGACCCTGATACGAAGGAGATATCTTTCTACAGAGTTAAAGAAATAATCAGAGGCGATCCTATCTTCATGCGCATTATTGCTGACAAGCGTGGTGTTCGTGGTGGTAGATATCGTTCATGTCCTATACACCGTGATGTAGTCCGTAGTTATGCAGAAGAAGAAAAGACCTGTGAGGTATGTGGGCATGCATTAGAAGATGTTCACTATGTCAACACATCAGGTAGCGGCAAGACTCAATATTATTTGGAAGGGGAAGTAATTCATGTAAGTAAGTATAACCCGTCCAAGTTGTATGGTCGCTCACCTGTGTCATCCCTATGGCGTCAGGCTATGACTTTGACAGCAATGGACAACTACATGTACACTGCTTATTCAAAGCGCAGGATGCCAAAGGGTCTAATTTCTGTAACTACGGACAACTTAGAATCTATGAAATCGTTCTTCAAGAGTATGGACGAGAAGTTAGAGCGTGACCCTCACTACATTCCCAAGATTGGTATTGAATCTAATACCGGCAAAGGTGGTGTGAACTGGGTCAAGTTCATGGACACGCTTGAAGAAATGCAGTATCTTGCAGTTAGAGATGAAATGCGTCAGCGTATTGCATCATTCTATGGTGTGTCGAATGTGTTTATGATGGACACTGGTAAGTCCGGTGGACTCAATAACGAGGGTATGCAGATTCTTGTTACCAATCGTGCTGTTGAGTTTGGACACAAGGTGTACACCGAGCATTTATTCCCACGACTTATGGAACAGTTAGATGTAAGCGATTGGAGATTAACACTTTATCCTAACGAAGAAGAAGATGAAGTTACTCGATTGCGTCGTGATGAGATGGAAGTGAACATTGCTCAGCGCATGGTTATGTTGGGCTATCAACCTGAAATGGTACAAGAAGGCAATAGAGATGTTCGATTTATTTACAAGAAACCCGATCCTGCACAACAACAGATGGGAGGCGGTGCGCCTCCGGGTGGTGGAATGATGCCTCCGGGTGGAATGCCCGGTATGCCGAGTGGCCCGCAACCGCAGGCTAACCCCGGCCAATTACCGAGCCGCAACATTCCTCCACAGTTAGCAGGAGTTATGGGCGGTCAAGCCTCCGCTGGTGCAAGAAGTATGAGTGACGGAGGCCCCATGTCTAGTCCTCAAAATAGAACTAGCATGGGGTCCGGCTCTCCAGTGAGCAGTGTGCAACAAAGAGGCTCTCAGCCTAGCCCGATAGAGCAAGCAGCCCGTAGTATTGGCGACTCCGGCAGATTCAAGGGTGCATGAGAACATTAAAGATGAGTGAAGTGGTGGCGTTTCGTATGGACTTGTTGAAACTTGACCCTATGGCTAGAAAAATGCGCACTCATATCGATGCTTTTTACAAAGCATTGGATGAGCAAGACGCAATGGGCGCTCGCTCACATATCAATGAAATTACAAAATACGCAGACTATCTTTCTCACGATGTAGAAAATGCAATCAGAAAGCAAGATACTCATGCAGTTGGTGTCAATGACATCTATGCTGGTGGCGCACCTGTGATGAAGTTCAATTCAGTTGAAAAGGTACACCCTGCATCTGATAGTGTCCTACCGGGTATGATTCGCACAAGTCGTATTGGTAGCATCAAAAGGCAACTAAACAACAGAACACTTTGAGTTGAGCGCAATGAGTGAGGGAGAGAACACAGCGGAGAAACTAATGGGGGCACTCATTAGTAAAATGGAAAACATGGATAGTGATTTAAGAACGCTCAAGCAAGAAAACATAAACTTGCGAAAAGCAATAGCAGACCCGATGAACATGCTACGAAAGGCAGGATTTGTTATGTCAAAGACCGAAAGGCCTAGTGGAATGTTAGAAGATGACTTCAGACCTATGGGTGACGACATGGTAATCAAAGGTGCAGACCTAGATATGCCAAGCACCAATGAAGAGTTTCACCAAATGGAGTGGTCGGAGATTCACGCATTAGCAGAGTCGGCAAAGAGTGCTGGCTCAACCGGAAACAACATGGGAATGGAGTGATTGAAATGAAACCAAGATTTGAACCTAGAGATGAAGAGTTTACAGACTTACTTAACAAGGCTAATGAGTTGGCTGACAAAGTTGAGAAAGCAAAGGCTGACAGAAGTAGCCAACCTGAATACTCTGCTAAGGAAGGTTCAGAGCATGGCTATGAGTTCAGAACACAATCTGCTGGTAAAGACAATGTAAAAAATCAATACTTCTCCACTAACAATCATTTGATTGAAGTTGAAGATGTCAAAAACAAGGGCGCTACTATGGAGAACAGCGATGTCACAACAAGAGCATCTCCTTACTACCCTACCGCATTTAGCACAACAGGTGCACTTGAAAACTTCACAGGTGGCGAAGGTCCAGTTCTCAAATCCGCTGGTGGAAACATACAGAAGTATCAAGACCAGCAAATCAAAAAGAGCATCGAAGAGTTATCTCGCCGCATTAACTAAGCGGCTGGTGATGATTTGATTGAAACTCCTTTAGATACTCTCACCCTTCGTAGAGAAACATTCGTCAAATCTCTATACGATGGCGTAGGTGTATCAGAGGCGGCTGATGAATACTTAGAAGCCCATGGTGTTGTTACAAAGGCAGACTTGTATTACAGTAAGCCTAGTCTTGAGCCTTTGTTGTTGTATCTTGCCAAGGCTGAAGGTGACACTGATTTTTTCCAACTTGGTCCTGAATCAGGTCAAATGGGTGATCCTGAAGAAACCCAGCACATAAACACATTATTCCAAGGTCAGTTACAGTATAGCCCTGAGTTTGCTAATACTTTTGACATGAGCCAACCTGCTAACACAAATCCTCATTTACAACACGCATATGGGGAAGTAGAACATACATTTACTGATGGTAAAGTCAGAAAGGTACCTCGTTATATCGCTCACAATTTTTTGTACTATACTCCTAGAGAAGAACTGGGTGGAATATCTCAAGCCGAATATGACAATAGGCGATTAGCGAATATGGCAAAGCATTTCAAAACAAAACCAAATGAGGCTAATGTTTTCAATCAAGGTATTTTTCACGAACTAAGTAACCAAGCGAATGAGCCTACGATACAGCACCATACTCATAATAACATTCATGGGGATGAAAGCGTATTACACATGTTAGAAAATAATTTCATAGATGGAGATGTACCTGAACTCCGAGATGTATTGTTAGGTGTTAGCCATTTAAGGTCTGATAGGAGAAAAAAGTTGTACGATGAGATATTAGAAAGGGGTGGCATAGACAAAGGTCGTGCAGATGATTTAGACCATAATGGTAACCATTCTATTGCCCTTGATGCTATGGGGAAAGTAAGGGTACCTTTAGGTAGAATGATTACCAGTAGTTACAAAAAGATATTACCGCTTTATAGAGCACTCATAAGACCTGAAAGATTTTCAGCAGATAATCAAATAGGAGTACATGAGAATCTACCGGCTGAAGAAACACTCAAACCTATGGCACTTTACAATGCTATGCACGACCACGAATTGATAAGGTACCATGTTGGTGTTCTGAAGCACTTAGGTAAATTAGAACCATACAAAGACCAAATCGATGAACTTGCTGACAAGATTTATGCTTCAAAACAAAGTAGTAGCATAGAAGGCGCTCAGTATCGTGCAGAAGAAATATTTAGCCGCATGTTCGATTTACCTAAATACAACGCCAAAAAGAAAAGATTCAGTGTCGATCGCTTAGATACATTGGCACCTAAAAAATATGATTGGCACAATTCTATCAACAAAAATAATCTTTCGATAAAGGGAGTAGCCGCTGCATTTCATTATGATTTAGATAGAAATGGGTATTTTCCTTTAGGTGGCAATCCGTCAGGTGTAGAGTTTGATAAAAGATATGCTCTTCATCCTGAAAATATACAGGATATGTTAGGTCGTGCAGAGCGACACAGGAAGAGTTACTACGAAGATAGAGAGTTGAGAAATAATTCATTGTTCTTTACGCACCCTCATGTCCATGACAATCACATGGAGGACTTTATGGAGGGCGACAATAAAGGTCTGTCTCACTTTTGGACTCAAATGTTCAATGGTGTCGGTGGTGAAGGCTTAGAGCAAAACAACGCACTGCTTGTTTTGGCACACATATTTGAGCATCCATTTTCAGAAGAGGAACAGTCTGAATATATGGAAAAGTACTCTGCCGCTGATGAGGTGTTAAAAAACCTCAATCGTATGAACCTGCCTGAAAAGAAACGGGACTTAGAGCGTATAATGGAAACAGGGGATTCTACTGCTAAAGCCAACGCAGAAGAAAAGTTGAAAGAAATAGAAAAGCAGATTGATGAATATAGACATAATAAATCACTCAAAGATTACTATGAAACTAAGTTACTTGAGCAACGCAACCTATTGATTGATTATAACCATCCTGATGACCCGCACAATTACATTCATCCTAAAGGTGAAGTTACAAACTCAAAGGATGAATCAAAGGGTTATGGTGGCGCACACAATGCCTTAGCCTTCGCAGGTCAGCAGCAGCAGCACATTGTGAGAAGGCCGGTATTCGATCCAGTGGCAGTTCACCAACATAAGAAAGCCCAAGAAAAAGGGCTACCTAGCACTCACCCAATATCAAGCCGCTTCATAAAAGTCCCTCGCAATGCCCCGGCTTCTGCTTTGAAGTTTGGTTATAGAGATACCATGGACCCACAAAACAAAGCGGAGGCAGATGCTGCAGATGCAATTAGGAGTGAGAACATAAAGTCCTATGCGCTTTCTCTCGGCACTCCAGCACACATGGGTATTACTGCATCAGGTCATCAACTTAAACAAGTAGGTACTAATTTTTCAAGGCATCCAAAGCACACTGTTACAAGATTGATTGCACATTTGAAAGATATGTTGGCTCCACTAGGGCTACCTAAGTTGTCACAAAGGGAGCCTGATGACCCAACTTACAGCGGCAAACTCAAAACTCCTAACAAAGATGTAATAAGAAATAGAGGTAAGACGGACGCTATACATGACACCCATCTACATAGCAATACTGACATTGGGCATGCGGGTGAAGTAGAGCACCACGATAGAAATATTCACGAAAAAGAAAGACAATCTATACTTAGAGGCTTAATTGGAGGAGAAGCCAATAGTCCTTTGTACCCTCAAGAGGAACATGCTTTGCATTTTGATGATGCAAGAATGGAGCACCACGGTCATAAGTTAATCACTGACATACTTAGAAGAGATCCTGTGAATAATCCTATTAGTATTGGTGATGTTGAAACTAATTCTAAAATTATTGATGACACTACTGATTATTTACAGCGAAACTTAGATGCTTACGATAGATTAAAGCAGCAAAAAAATGAAATTGAATCAAAGTTAGATACTAGAAATCCCGAACACATAAGGAACTTTGAAGAAAGAGATAGACTACAAGGTATGTTGCAAGACATCACTCCGTTCATAGAAGAGTTTGACGACCAAATGGATGCACGAGGTAAAGCGCAAAAGTTGTTGAACAGAAGTCCTAGATATAACATCAAAGATTTGTTTGAAAAGATAAATGACATAATTGATGGAGGAAAGGGGTTACCGCACGATGAGTTGTCTGAGGAATTGCAGAAATATATCCGAGGTAGAGTCGATGGATTTCGTAAAACTAGAGAGAAAAAGTTGCAGCGCACTATAGAGGCTGACAAAAAAGCCCTCACCCAAATAGCAGCAGATGAAAGGAACAGGTGGATTGATTCTCAAGGTCTATCGTTTGGAGATCCCAACAACATACCTCGTTACTTAGGTAATCTTGCGGTCTACATGAAAGCCATGGAGAGGCGTTTGCATTCTGAAGATACAGGAGGAATCTATGAAACTTTACAGTCGCACATGGGGCATGACCCTGAAAGTGGCGAAAAAAGAGAGGAGACAATACTCACACCAATTACTCCTCAGTCTGATATGAACGGCTCAGGCTCATTTGTTTACTATAATCATAGCAGTAATGAAGGTAAAAAGTTTGGATTTGAAGCAGACATTAAACCAGTGTACGACTCTCATGGTAAATTGGTTAGGTTTGAACAAGTCGAACCTTACGACTTTTTGAGCAAAACATTGACAAGACCTATGTACAAGCAAGTAGGCCACGAATATGAGGCGAGATGGGGTCCAAGCATGGATTCTAAAATGCCATACGCTGATGAGAGTGCAATAGAGATGTTTGGAGGCGGCAGAAGAATGGTAAGAAAACAAGAGGATGCTACAATTTTACTTGCCTCGCTTTCTAACCCGGACATCATGCTCAAGAAGGATGGCGAATATCCAATCCTTCAGCCAATGCATCGCATATTCAAGTTAGATGATTTGGAACACCTTCGTGGATTTAGTGGCGACTGGATTGTATCTGCTATGCCTGAAGGCCCAAGAGCATTCGTGGAAAAGAAGGATGACAAGATTACAGTTAGAGGCGACTTTGACTTAGACAAAGAAACAAAGGAAAACTTTGAGAAGATATCGAAGAAGAACTTTGTTGTAGATGTGGTACTTGCAGATAAAGAATACAATGTCATAGATATTGTAGAGTATGATGATAGTGATGTTCACGATATGCCTTTGCAAGAACGCATAAAGATTCTAAGAGGTACTATGGAGAGTACAGAGAATGTGTTACTCCCGGCTGCTCACAATTTGAGGCTAACGGATGATGTCGGCTTAGAAGTCATAGTCAAAGATTTGCTCAAAGAGCATAAGCGATTGGTACTAAGGGATGCCAACTCCACTTACATGAAAGGAGAAAATAGGCACCCAAAGTGGGTGTTGTATGATGAAGGTCAAGATGTCAACCTAATGGTTCTTGACAGGAAGGGTACATCTTCTTTCACATATCGATTGGGCACTGGTCCTATCACACATGAAGATTCGTTAGGCGATCGTGCTGTTGAGTACGAGGGTGACACATACATGGATGTGGGTACATCATTCCAATCTAAGGATGAGTATGAGGTTGGAGATATAGTTACAGTAAATGTAGACAGCATCTCTGTCACTGAAAGCGTAGATGGAGCCGACATATACACTGTGAACAGTAATGAAATCAAAGGCGAAGCAGAAGGTGAGGGAGTATCGAGTGTAGAAACATTATCGATGTTTACTAAGTCTGAACCTATGATGTGGCCGCATGAAATCGACAGGGATGGAAATAGAATCGTTATTAAGATGGCTGCGGGAGATGTAAGTTATCGTGCTTCGGCAATCGATGGCGAGTGGTATATGTTCAATCCAAAGGCAGAAAATGGTTGGTTGATTCGACTGGCCGAGAGCCAAAGGCCATTTTGGTCGCCAGTCGCAGGAGTTATGCTGAAAGCAGATTTGTCACTATATGATGACGAATCTAAAGCAGAAGTTCACGAATCTAAAAATGATGGTAAGCCATTAATACCTCCAAAGAAAACAAAAAATACTAATTTTTGGGAATCTGAAGTAGATGATGCAATTGAGCACAAAAAGAAAGTCAAGCGCCTGTTAGCAAAGAGTTTAACCTTGGCATCATCTATGTTGAAGTCAGGAGTAGGTGCCGTTGGAGATTCTAGCACAGGTGCTATGGGACTTGGAATAGATTATGCTACACCTATAGAATCGCCAAGTGGCCCTACCAGCCTTGTTGGTTCCAAGACTATGCCCGACCATGATGCTAGAGATGTAGAGCGTGATAACAAAGAAAGAGCCGAAGATAAGAAAATGGCTCACAGAAAGCCTGTTGATGATGGTGAAGCAGGTCGTTTGTCTATAGATAAAGACAAAGCGGCCTTCGTACCTTATTAAATAGTATGAGCGGTGTAATTACTGGCATGGCACCAGCGGCTGCACTGAGGACATCTACCTCTGCCCATCCTGCTAGTATTGCCATTGTCAAGTCATCCAATGACCTAATTATTGCTGGCTATGCATCTGTAGAGATGGTAGACAAGCAGGGTGACTTGATTACTCGTGGAGCATTGAAGGACGCCTTTGGTAACTTTATGAAAGCAGATGGCTTCCGCAATGTACAACTAGCACACTCAAATATTCAGGTCGGTGAAGTTATCAAGGCTTACACTGACTCTGATGGTAGACTATGGAAGTCCGGCGTTGATGACGCTGGCATGTTCGTTGTCATCAAACTTAGAGATGACATCGAGAAGGCTCGTGAAGTAGCCAATGAGATTCGCAAGGGTAACCTAACTGGGTTCAGCATTGGAGGACAGGCGTTCAAGCGCATTAACAAATCCGATGCAAAGCATGGAAACTATACTGAGATTTCCAAGTTAGAACTACACGAAGTTACTATTTGTGAAAAGGGGATTAACCCCGAAGCATCCTTTAGAATACTGAAGGAGGACACTACTATGACAAACGAAGTAGACGCATTGGGTGAATTGGCATCCGTAATCGATCGTTTATCTAAGCAGTTGGACGACATGGACAAAGAAGATGAAAACAAGGGCATGCACGGAGAAATGAAGGGCATGCACAAAGACATGGAAGGAAAGAAGAAACCTGATTTCCTTGACATGGACAAAGATGGCGACAAAGAGGAATCTTTGGAGGAAGCATTGGAAGACCGTGACGAAGACGAAGATGACGACATGGATATGGACGACAGACCAAAAAGAAAACCTAAAGAAGAATTAAGACTAGCCGAGGACGACGATATGGCAAAGGAAGAAGAAGATAAAAAGAAAGAAATGAAAGATGATGAAAAGAAGATGTACAAGGATGACACGAAGAAGTCAGAGTACAGCGATGTTATCACTAGCGAATACCTAGATTGGATGGAGAACACTTTGAAATCCGCTGGCGTAGACACTGGTGCTGCTCGTGCACACTTTGACGATGTTGCCAAGGCTAACCTTGGTAGCACTCCTGAGCAGATTGGAGATGGAGCAGACTACTTTGCAGGCCAAGTTAAGGGTCGTGCAACTGAAGGTGGCTCACCATCAACCAACGCTATTTCCCGTGCAGGACTAGGTGGAGGCGGCGATGTCGCTAAGTCTTACCTAAACCCTGACAATGTTTCCGCATCTGAAATTGAAGAAGCATACGCAGTTTTCAAGGCGGCAGCAATGGAACAGCAGTTCAAGAACAACTTGAACGATGTGTTCTCTGAGCGCTTGCAGAAAGAACTGACAACCGAAGCACAGACTCGTGCAGCAGCAGAGTTTGACGCTCGTGGCCCTCTCGCAACTATCGAGAAGGCAATTTCCCAACTAAGTGACAGAATCGACAACATGTCCGTTTCTACACCTGCGGCTGAAATCCGCAAAGCATCTGACAACTCCAGTGTAGCAATACCAACTACAGAGGAACTAGCAAACATGTCTTGGGACGAGGTACACAACCTCGCTGGGAGTGTTTGGAACTAAATGGAGGAATGAATAATGGCACGAAATTACACACGAACAGTACAAGACATGGAACGCTACTACTATGGAGCGGGCACTAACATGGGATTCGGTTACTCAGGTAGCGAACTTCTCAAAGCAGATGCACCACTTCTAAGCACAACCGCTGGTACCTACCAAGCGATCTACGGACGCAAGGTTTGGTCCCAGTTGAACCAAGAGTTTAACGCATTCTCTATCCTTCCTAAGAAGCCTTGGGACCGCAGTGGATGGAGAGTCGTAACTGCAAAGCCTTCGACAGCAGTCGGTGGCGGTATTGCAGAGAACGGCACACTGCCTGACACCACCAAGCCTACATTCCAAAATGTTGCAGCAAAGCCTAAGACTATCGCACACTCATTCGATATGTCCGAGGTTGCAATCTTCTTGAATGACAAGGATGACGGACTTGGCGACATTCGCTCTGTCCTAAAGGAAGAGATGGGTAAGCACCACGCTGAGCACATCAACCAAATGCTACTACAAGATTGTGATACTCCAGCAGGTAACGATCTTGAATCACTTGACAGAGTTACTGGTAATGACGGTGGCTCATCCGGTGGACTAACATCTATGGAAACTGGCGGCGCATCTGCAGACCACTGTGGTGCTAACGACCTTGACATCTACAGCATTGACCGAAGTGCAAACTCTTGGTCTAACGCTGAAGTTGACTGTGGTAGCGACCAAGCAGCAGGAAACCGCAGAACACTTTCACTCGACCACTTGGACACAATCTTCCAAAAGATTTGGGTTCGTGGTGGTAACCCGAAGGTTATGCTAACAGGATATGACACTCTTATGAGAATCCAGCAACTATTGCAGGCTCAACAGAGATTCATGGAAGAGAAGCGTGTTGTACCAACATACAACGGCGTTAAGGGTGTACCGGGTGTTGAGGCAGGATTTATTGTCGCAACCTACAACGGTGTACCAATCATTCCATCTAAGGATGTACAAGCAGACGGAATCAGCAGAATCTACATGCTTGACACTGATTATCTATACTACAGTACTGCGAAACCAACTCAATACTTTGAGTCCGGTATCGAGACTGGCGATCCATTCGCAATCAACAGATTAGGGCAAGAAGGACTTTACCGCACAATGGGTGAAGTTTGGACTACTTTCTTTGGAGGTCAAGGTTCCATCCGTGACCTACAGTGAGGCTCTATTGGAGAATTAATACAGGAGATGAAAAAATATGGCAACAGTAACATCGCATACAAACCTAACAGTAACGACAACATACCTAGACATACCAATTGCAGGTAACACTCCGGGTGCACTTGCTAGTGCACCTGATGCAGACGGTACAATGGGTGACAACACCGCTTGGTTAAGTGGACCGGGAGATGCATACAGTGCAGGTACTTCCGGCTATCCGGGCAGTTTGACCCCATTTGCGGCAACTAACGCTGCAGGAACAAATGTACCAGTATCAGGACTAAGACTGATTTCAGTTATGGTAACAGGTGACACAGGGACAACTCAAAAGTTTGCAGTTAATGCTTATGACTCAGGTCTAAGTCGCATTTATGCACTTATCAACTTGACAAACAACACTGACACCGATGAGTCACTACAAGCAGCAGCAACTGTAGTAGCACACGAAACTGGTGAACTGACATTCACTGTTGGTGGAGCAACCGATACTACCTTGATTACACTAATCGCAGGTTAAGGTGATTCAACTTGCCTACAGTGACCTTTCTAGGACCCATGATGTACCGTCGAAGGATGGACATGAGTGGTGAATGGATAAGAGGAGAAGCCGTTCAAGTCGAACAGTCTTGGGTTGACAAGTATAGACACATACTTACACCCAACACCTTCAGAGTAGAAGGTGATACTGGAGTAACAGTAGATGAAGGCAATGACGGAATACCTGACGCAGGCTGGACTAAGAAAGACATCAGTGCATGGCTCAAGGCTAAGGGTGCAGAGTTCGGTGGTTACGCTACAAAGGCGAAACTACTCGGAATTGTGGAGGAAACACTAAATCCTCCGGCACCTGAGCCTGAGCCAGCAGTTGTCGAAGAGCCAGTGGCAGAAGAGGCAGTTGAAGAACCAATTACAGGAGATGAAGAATAATGGCAATAACAATAGATCCAAGACCGAGTTATTTCGGTGACAGAATGATAGTGACAGGTACCTTTGAAGCAGCAGACAACTCAATTGATTTGAGTAGCCTACTTGCGAGTATCGACTTTGCAGGTGTCAACCTAAGTGGTATTTTGCAAGAATCAATAATCACAGACACGGGTGGCGGCAGCAACATACAAAATGTACTTTTCCATCCTCAAACAAGGATTGACGGTACAACTATCCGTATAGCAATGGCTTTGGCTGACGGTACACTTGCAGATACAGCAGTAACACAAGGTGGAACTTTCCTAGCAATTGGTCGCCGCTCTTGAGGTGACTAAGCATGGGAAGTGCAAGTCTAGGTGGCTTGAAGTCTAAGGTGGTAGGTCCACTACCACCCGGTGACTTTTCGGGTGCATCTGCAATACAGACACTACTTGATGCAGGCTTTGACGCAGTAACCGATGCTAACACAGCAGATACGATTGCTGGCCTTGAAATGCTCAATGTCTTAGGAAATGCTTATTTGGTAATCATTTACAAGGCCTGAGTGGGATTGGGATGGAGTCGCACAACACTCTTGGGTTTGACGACATCGAGCGCCTTCAGAAACGAGGAATACGGTTGGCCGAGTCCTACGGGGCTGGCACCGTATTCAATGAAGATAAGCCGCTTCAAGGTATAACCAAGAAGCAGCGTAATCGTAATAAGAAGGCCGGTGATGTCCTTAACATCGGGTCCGGCACCCGTTGCAAACACTGCGGTATGCTCTACTTCATGTGGGTAGACAAGTGCAGTACTTGTGGTCGCCAAATGGAATATAACTTAGGACAAAGGGAGGAATGATTTCATGGGTGATGTCTTAGTCAAATCGAGAGCCGACTCTGAGGCTGAGAAGCGAGCAGAGGCAGAGGCATCGTTTGAAGACAAGGAAGATCCTCGTGGCTTACCTAAACCTAAAGCCTTGAAGGATATGACAGACAAAGAAAAAGAGGCTCTCAAAAGAGAGGGACTTGAAGAAGGAGGAGGCAGGGTTGGTGTAACAGAAGGCTCTGCTGAAACCGCATTTGAAGATTTAGGTATTACTAGAACTACTCCAACAAAGATACGAGAAGATGATGATGATGAGGAAACTTTCACATCTACTACTGGTTATGAAGAAAGGGATAGGAAGCGCTTAGAAGAGGCTTTGGAGAATGCAAAGCAACAATTGGCAGAAAACCCTGATGCAACCTATACAGTCACTGAAAACGGAGAGCAGGTACAAAAGCCCCTTTCTGAAAAAATAAGTCAGTTAGAGAGCAATATAGAAAACATTCAGCCTGACTTTGTACCTGACCCCTCTAAAAGAAGAAAGGTCGCAGTAAAAGAAAAGCCAAAGTTATCTCGTAGAGAAAGGGCCATGGTTGAAAACGAAGGCCGACTACAAGAAGTTGCAGAAATGCAGGGTGTCGATTTTGACTTAGCCCAAAAGAAAGCACTGAATGCAATAAAGGATTTGGCTAATCAACAAGGCATTCCTATTCCTCCGCCGGGTGCTCTAAGAGCATTTGGCCCGATGGAAATGAACCCCGAATACAAAAAATTACTAGATGATAATTACAAAAGGATTCTTGGCGACATAATTGTTGGCAAAGTGCCCACTGCTATGATGAGGGACTCTGAAGGCAAACTCAGAGAAATTGAAATCCGGCCAACTAAGGCTACTGGTGAAGCCCTTGAAGATGAACTTAGAGATGATAGGGCAGCACAAGACAAAGCACTCGTAGCCATCGCTAGGTTACAAGAAGAAAAAGAGGATGCAGAAGAAGCAGGCGACTCTGATAGGGTAGCGGTTCTTCAAAGCCAAATTGAAGAAGAGGCACAAGCATTCCCTGATATACAGGCAAGGCCGAAGTTTGGCGAAAGCGCTACTGGTCAAAGTGTCCGTGAACAGGTTGCAGAAAAAGATGTCAGCGCTGAAAAACTTAGACAAATGGCTCAAAGAATGGGATCTCAATTTATGTCTGAGGGTGAAGAGGAACTTTCTCAAGCACAACAAAGAGATGCTCAGATAGACAAATTAGAGTCAGAACTTAACGAGCCATACATTATGGCTGGTGACGGTGAAGGTAATATCAATCCTACTCATTCTCTGTACATCAAAACTAGAAGAGATGCACAAGATTTGTTAGCAGCCGCTACTGCAGCAGGTAGACAAGACAAGATAGAAGAGGCTCAGAATGCTCTTGTTAATTTGAATCGAAGGTTGGAAGAAAAGGGTAGACCGCAAATGCGCTCTGTACCTGCTGGCTTAGGTGGCACAATTTCACAAACGCCACAAGGTCTTGACATTAGCACTGACATAGCAGAGCCTATACCTGCTAGAGAGTTCTTTAGAAGAATGATTAATCCACGCATGACTGCTGGTGGCAGAGGGCAAGGTCAAAGAGGCACAGGCCAAACTGTCGAAGGTGGATTTGTTGATGCACAGAAAAGAATTGCTGGATTAAACACTGGTTGGGACTTTTCAGATGACCCCTTGTTTATGCAAGTGATGAGTCAATATGATGTTCCTGAAAACATAATACCTACTATGGCGAAATTGAAGCAGGGTCAATATTATGGCGACCCAAGAGCAAAAAGCAAAGTTAGAGGTTTGAGAGGATTAGGCATAGGTCGAGGTAGACTTGATGAGCAAGAAAAGGTTGTACGCAGAGCAATGGGTGACGCTATGGCTCGTTTCATGGCAAATCATGTTGCTACTCCTGAAGGCGCTATGGAACTACTAGGGCCTGAATATGCTGCGTTTATGACAAAGGACCACCCCGAATTGGGTGACCTTGATGCTGAGCGCAAAATGAAGAAACTTGAAAAATTAACTGCTGAAAGAACTCAATACGAAAACAAACTTGCTCTTAGCGATCCTGAAAAGATTAGAGAAATGCAGGAAAAGCGAGCAGAAATGGAAAGGCAAAAGCAAGAGGCTATGATTGGACGAGCAGTTCAAACTATGGCTGAAAACATGGCACTTAATCAAAATCATAACAAAATCGTTAGAGGTAGGTTGCCGGGCTTAGGTCAAGGTGGCAAGTCCATACAAGAAATGAAAGAAGAGCAAGTGTTGTTGCGTGAGGCAGTAGAGGCTGCTCAAACTGGAGATGAAGATGGTTTGGGGACTTCACACAATCGCTTAGTAAACAAATATGGTTACAGCCCTGAGTCTTTAGATGCTGATATGCTTGAAAGGCAGGCTATGGCATTAGATGGTACTATAGAGCATCTTTCTAATGAAAGAAAAAGACTCATTGCAGATGTAGATTCAATGTTTAGAGACACTATGATTAGAATGCAGCGACATCGCCAAGGTGCTAGAGGTCAAAGACCTTTCAATATAGATGTACCTGACGAATTACCGTTGCTTGATACTGACCCTGATGTTCCTAAGAAAGAAAGAGGTTTCAATATAGATGCTATGCAAGCACAGATGAAAGTTGCTGAAGAAAGAGGCGACACAGAATTAGCAGCCAAACTCAAGAGGCGGATTAAGGCTGCTAGACAATCGGCTGCTGGTGGCGAAACTATGTCTGAACTTGAAGATAAGTTGAGAGAAGCAGAAGCATCCGGTAACCAAGCCACAGTTGATAAGGTTCTTGATAAAATAAGAAGGCACCGAAAGGAGATTACTACATTCAATCCAATGCCGAGTGCACCAGCAGATCGTGCAACTAGTACCCGTATCGAATATCCCGAAGCACCACCCGCTATTCATACAGGAGGCAGTCGCCCCGATGCGTTTAGACCCGGTGAATTAATAGAAGAAGTAATGCAATATATGCAAGAAAATGAGCCTCAATTAAACGATTACAGACTTGCTGGAGGCATCAGAAGAGAGTTTGGTAAAGAACCGATTGAAATGTCAAATGTTGAAAGATTGGCCGCAGCCCGTAGAACCAAAGAAGGACACGAACTACTCACTGATGCAATGGGCGATATTGGTGTGTTTGACCGTGAAGGCGAAACAAAAGAAACTGAATCAATCGTACCTGAAGAAGGTGACTTTGGACCAGCAATGGGCGAAACCATTGGCGGGCGAGTTACTGATGTTCGCACAAGAGGCTCTGTAGGAGGCAAAGAAAGGCGACTAGAGCAATTTGGTGATAAGCCATCTGCTACTCCTGATAAAGCATCAGGGTTTGAAGGTGACAAAGCACAGAGGCCAACCTTTGGTTCAAAAAGGCAAAGATTCTTGCAGGGCGGAATTGACATGTCAAAGTTAGTTGGCGAAGGTGGCACTTCTGATGAGAAAACTATGTCTGCCTTAGCAAACATGTATGGTCCTGAAGAAATACTAAATGTCCTTAACAATCCAAGAGTACAGGCTGTCAGTGGCACTGGTGCTTATACAGCAGCATCACATCGTGAGAAAATGTCAATGATACAAGATGCGTTGGCTGGCAATTTGACTGCTGAAGATTTACAGCCTGCAGCACCTCCGGCACCTCCGGCACCTGAGCCAGTTGCACCTCCAGCACCTGCTTCAGCAGCACCTGCTGATTCCGGCTTTGCAGGAGAGCCACCAAGTCCTCTTTCTGCCTTACAACAAGGAGCAGAACCTGTAAACATATTCCAACAGCAACCACCTCCTCCAACACCTGAGCCAATGGACAGTACTACTGAGCAGCAGTCCGAAGTTGCAGGAGTAGCACCTCAACCTATGGACTTCGGACAACCTGCTCAACCTGCTCAACCTGCGGCACAAGTCACACAAACGCCCGGAGTGGACATGACTCAAGCAATTCAACAAGCGATGGCTAATTTAACGCCTGAACAACAAAATGCGTTGAGAGGATTAGGTCTTGAAAATATGAGTCTTGAAGAAATTATGCAAATGGTTTCAAATGTGCAACAAAAGTCTGAACCAATGCAGCGTTTTGATTCGACAGTTGGCGATGATTTGTTAAAGAGTATCAAAGACCGATTTTGGCGGCAGGGTTATTGAAGAGTTATAGCGTGGCTTTGGTGAGGGGAATGGAAGATGCCGATTATATTTTCACCCGGTGAGGCTGAAACACGACCCCTCGATCCTGAAGCAATCGTATATACCACTGCTCAAAAGGTCGCAGATTTACTTGGCATTGGCCCTCAAGAAGCAGTACTGATGTCTGCTAACGCAGAAGCAAACGCAGTGTTTGTTACTGGTGGCGATTACAGAAACACCGGGTTTTCAGTGGACGATACTATACTAATCTACAGTGATGCTGACCCTATGGGTTTGGAGCGTGTAATTACAGCGATAACTACATCTGCTAGCGGTGTCAAATTAGCATTCTCATCGGCTATCAATCCGGGTCTTTACGAAACTGGTGACAATGGCTATGTTCAAAATCAAGCATCATTTACCAATGGTAAGGCTCGTGGAATGACAAGAGCAACCGTTGAAGAGTTCATTAAGCGCACCCAAGATCGCATTGATAGTGAAGCGCACAATGCTTGGCGACCTACAATGGTTCACGCTGAGTACATCAATTTCGATACCTACAAGCCTTACCGCCGCCGGTACTATACAGACTATGTTGGTACATCTCCCCTCCTTTTCAGAAATGTACAGCAGGTTCTGAGGCTTGAAGTATGGCAGGGTGACGACTACAGGGATTTGTGTGGCTCTGAGGCTAGACTTGAGATAGTAGATGAGTTTGCTTTGCAAAATGTCGCTAGTGGTGTTCTGATTAACAACGGTGGTGGTTATAGTGCAACTCACGCTAGCGCTATGGCAGTGGATGGAGTTGATGCCACTACTAAGTTTTCTTTAGGAGATTTTGTGTACAACAGTGCTGGTACTAAGTTAGGTACAGTTAGCGGTGTAAGTAGTACAAGTATTACAATCGATGCAGGGATAACAGCAACGGTTGCTAACGATGCTGAGTTGTATATCGCAGGTGGGCACTTTTACATCGGTTTGGCAAATGGTAGTTATGTCGAGTTAGCACAAGGGCCGGGTACATCTCAATGGGATGCAAGGTTTGACAAAGTTAGTGCTGCACAAAGCCTTGCTGATTTAATCAATAAAGAAGATAGGGTAGAAAAGGTAGCAATCGACTTTACTCCAGCATTTACTTTACCGGGTAGTACTTCTAACATCGCTGTAAACAACGAAGCGCTAGCAACTGCTAATTCTGATTATGGTAATGGTAAAGTAAAATTAACTAGTTTAAGACAAACTAAAGGTGGTGAAAGCGTTAGTGTAGCCTCATCTGACTTGACTAATTTAACAATCGGTCAAACTACAGAGGCTAGCACCACATCCACTAGCGTGTCAGGAACTACCGTAACAGTCGCATCTACTACTGGCTTTGCTAGCGGCGGAGTCTTGATGGTTGGCTCAGGCTCATCTGTTGCCATTTTAAGTTACACTGGTAAAACTGATACCACCTTTACAGGTTGTGCTAATGTCTTAGGTACGCCGTTGACTACACTAAACACTGGTGGCACTACTGTTTTCCAAAGACTACTTCAATCCGACATCGGAGCATTCTCTGACTTAGGAGGCGACCAAGGTCGTTTGAAAGATTGGTGGATTGACTATGAAATGGGTATCATTTACTTTAACAACTCTTATCCGTACTTTGAATGGAACGCCATCAAAGTCGCTTATATCTATGGAGAGCGCTATTTGGAAAAAGCAATCGAAGAAGCGGCTACCAAGATGGTTGCATCTGACTTACTTATGTCCGATGACCGCTCGGTGCTAATACCTGAAGGCTCTCAGAATGTAGACCTTGGTGCAAAGATTCAGATATTCCGTAATCAAGCCAAGGCTATCTTAGGTAGATATAAGGAAGTAGTGGTGTTTGAATGACGGCAGAATATACTGAGCCATTGGATTCTATCATCACCGTTCTTGGTGATTGGAATAGAGCCAACACTGAGAATATCAAACCAGTTATTATTGACATAGCAGACCACGGCCCTGAGCGTGGTAAGCGTTTAGACTTACAGCGTAGCGACTTTGTGCTATGTTACGAAACTGCTCACAGTGAAGAGCAACCCGATTTGTTTTACAACTTCGTTACAACAAGAGTCAATGTTACAGTTGACATAAGGACCGCAGTTAGTAGAACTCGGTTGAGGAAAATGGAAGATGAGTTTCGCCGCTTGATTCATACTAAGCGCAAGGGTGATGGTGTGAACTATGATAGATTAATCATAAAGACCCGTACCGATCTTAGTGACAGAACCAAGCGTTTGTTTAGACACACTTTCCAAGTAGAGGTAGTCATACTGGCTGAATTGATACCATGAGGTGATTAGATGGGAGGGTTCGCAGCACACTACAAGGGAGATGTTTCGGAGGTCACGATGGGCCACGAAACAGGACTCTACATTGAACACAATGAACCCTTAACTTGGTCGGCTACTGATGGCACAGACCACACTGTAATTACTTTTGCAACACAAGCAGGTGCCGCTGGCTCAATTGGTTCCAACACAGCGGCAGGTGTATTGCGTGTACCGATTGGTATGTTGATTGGTACAAAGATGTCATTTCATGGCGACACTGGTAATTTTTCTGCTCATTATTACGAGGCAGTTAGTGGTAAGATATTCAGCATTATCGACCATACCTACGAGTCAAGTGTGACTAAAATTAAGATAGTTCCAAAAATGAATCTTGGAGGAACTGTCACTAGTGCAGCATCTGATGTGATTTTCGTCCACTCGTTAGGTATGCCTACCGTTGGAGTAACTACTGCTATCAATGCTAGTGCTGCTGCATCTGCTGAAGTTAGTTTAATCGACCAGTTTATCGGCCTTGCATCGTTTATGAATCTGCCCGATATGACTGTAGATATTCACAAGTATCATGTTGTTGGCTTAGGTAGACAGGTCGCAGTGCAACAAACAGGCAAGGTTCATCACATGGGTGGTGCGCTTGAAATGCCACTTCATAGTCCACGCTGGTTATACTACAGTCTTGGTAGAGAAGTAGTGGATGCTTACAACTGTGGTGGTGCACCTGCAAGTACTTCTGCTAAAGGTAGCCTTACCTATACGGTTGCCCCCGGTCAGACATTTATTGATTTAGATAACTTGGACTTTGATGCTGGGGGAGGGACAGTCAATGCAGCAGTCGGTGATTATATTTTAATCCATGATACTACTAGAACACCAACTGTCACCTACAAAACTCCTGATATAGCAACAACTGATTACTGGCCCCCTGCTAGTAGTGGTAGTTTGGGATCGGATGCCCACCACTTTGAATGGACTGAAACGAGTGAGTGTAGAAGAATAGCAGCGATTGAGCCGCTGGCTAGTGGGCACAGGATATTCGTAGACGACCCTTGGCAGTTTGAGCACAGCGGTGATGGCACTAGTGCCGCTGACGATGTGCTACTAAGAAAGTATGATGCAACGGGGCCAAGTATCGCTACGACTAAAGATATAACAAATCCAGTCAGGCGTTTATTGTTTTCAAGTGACACCATTCCATCATTTTGTATGGAGCACAGTATTAGGAATAGAGATGTTGGTTCATACAGCACAGAGCAGACATCTAATGCTCCGGGCGGCGCTAATGACAGCAAACAACTGACTCGTATCTTTAGGGGCTGTAAAGTAGTAGAATGGGAATTGTCATCAACCGTGGATGCTGAATTAAAGTATCGATGTATATTTGACGCTCTTTCTACCTATACAGATACTGGTAGACTAGAATCATCAAACAAAGGTGACAGATATATTGCTCACAGGATGTTCCAAAACACGGCAACTGATGCAGCATCGAGAAAGGCATCAGGTATTGCAAGTGGTACAGAGAAACCGTTTATGTTCTACAACGGTAGTGTAGAGGCATTTGGTTCTAGCCTCGGCATGGTTAGTGCCTTTGAACTGAGAGGTAAAACGGGAGTAGAACTGTTCCATACTATACAGAGTAATCCTGTTGCTGAAACTGTAGATGCAAACAATTTGTCTACCAAACAAGTGCCATACGGTGGCACTAGAAACGCTTCTATTATTCGTGAAGGTCGTGAAGAGTTTGAGATGGAAATAGATGTAATTCTAACTGATGCTACGCTTCTACATCGATTGCGCAGCCACCTTGAAACAGGTGGCTCTGCAGGAGAAACTGGCAACTTAATCCATCTCAACTTCACAAAGCCAATCGTCAGTGGTGGCGGCAGTAATGCACAGTCACTTAGAATCCTGATAGACGATTATGTTATTACTGAAGTTCCTATTCCCGTACCTGATGGGATGGGACTATTGCATTCCAAAATTAGGCTGGAGCCGAGAAATGTCAAGGTAGTCAGCCAAGATACACTATACCATTGTTGAGTTGATAATATGCCGATGAAGTTTTGGAAACCTCTTCATCCTCGTATTGAACTTGATATTGTAGAAGATGAAGAAGAAGAAGGTGGAGAATACCTCTTCGACCCTGAAGCAGGGAGGGCCAGTGACGATCCATTCGCTCACCTTGCTTCAAAGGATGCCCCCGATTCGGCTGCATCCGAGGACACAGTGAGTAAGTATGTCGCAGGAGAAGAAGAATAAAATCGAAATAAATGGCAAAGAAATAGAAGTTAAAACAAAACAATTAACTTTCTTTGATGTTCAAGCCGTAGCACCGTTATTATCTGACGGCAGTTTAGACTTTTCATCCTATTGGCGACATGCATTTACTCATTGGTTAGCATACGATTCGCAATTTGATATAGAACACATATCTCCTTCTGAGGGCGCAGCATTAGCAGCGCTGCTTCCTGAGCCTAACGAGGTGATGGAGTGGTTACTTTTTCGGGAGCCGAAGTCGGCAAAATCAAACATTTCATCAACGGGCGACCCGTTAGTGACCGACTTCGCTACCAACGAGAAGGGATGGAGTACCTTTTGATGACACACTATAACATGGGGTTGAATGAAGTGAGAGAATTGAACATTGAAGATGCCAAGCAACTTTTGTATTGGGCGCAGGCATCTAATGATGATTCTGAGGCTTCTGCAAACGCAGTTTACTTGGGGTATGACATGGTGCCCCCACTGGAGGGGATATGATGGTAGACGGCAATATTGACCCTAGAACTGTAGAAGCAATGGAGAACTTCAAGGATTACACTGAAGAGGCGCAGAAAAACATGAAGGCTCTGCAGGAGCAGATGGACAAGTTTACTAATTCCATGGCTATGACTAAAGCGCACAGCAATGACCTTAGAGAATCGCTTAGACAAACTAGTAGAACTGATGGCTTCAATCAATTGACAAGTCCTTCCACTGAAAGAACGCAGATGGGCGGAGGCGCTACTCAAGAATCTCCGGGTGACATTACTGTTAATCTCCGTATAGATGTTAGTGGCGTGACAGATAGAAGTGACAAGAAGGCGTTGGCTAAGGAAATTAGTGCCATGGTTCAGAAAGAGTTGCGCTCTAAAATTGGTGGGCCGCTTAACCAAAGTGGATTTAGCAGGAGTGGTTGAAAGTGGCTGATGGGGAGAGAGTACCTGTACGATTAGTACAAGAAAATGGTAATACTATCTCCCTAGATGCGACTAGCATCGACATGGTTGTAGAAAGACAACAGTCTGCCTTTGGTATACCTTTGGCTGACGCAAAGAAAATGGCAATCGATCTAAACCAAGCAGTTGTTGGATTTGAGATACAAGGTGTGTTTACTGACGATGAAGGTCAAGAAGCATCATCGCAGGCAAAGGCCGTGGTTGATTTCAACCATACTCAGACTTTGTTCGACCAAGATGCAGTAGAGGCTTACGCTGAAGCCAATGCTGGTGGTAAGCAAGGTAAAAAAAGCGCTGGTAATAAATCAGGAACTATAGGTAACCCGACATCAATTCATTTACCAAGAAGAAAAAGAAAAGCGGATTGGCAAAAGTGGCAAGGTAAACATATGTCATTTCCAGTTGCATATTGGGTTGAGCAAAACCAAACAGCAACTGGCGGGTTGCCTATAACTTCGGGACTTGTTGCACGATTTAACGCAGACTCATTAGTTGCAACTAATATGGTAGGTGGTGCATTAACTCATGGAGCCACAGTGAATACTTGGGTGGATTCTGTTTCTAGCATAACTGCAAACAAAGTTGGCTCTCCGATTTACAGGGACCATGGTATAGGTGGACAACCTTATGTTTACTTTGATGGCTCATCAAGGTTTGACATTACCTTTAACGCTAATCTAAACCCTGCTGATGTGACTATCTTTGCAGTTGCTCGGACATACAATGATAATGGTGCTGCTCAATCTATAATCGTTAGTCGAGAAACTACTAACGAAGGCTATGCTTTATTTTACAACATGACTGGCTCTGAAAACGAAGCCAAATTAGATGTGTATAATTCAGGTACTGCTACTTTAGAAAGCGGCAACGGAACAGTTTCGATAAACTCACCTAACATAATTGCAGCAAGAGTACCTGCAAGTGGTACTAAACAACTATTTCAAAACGGCGAGTTCAAAGCAACACATAGCACTGCTTACAACAATTCAGATGCCGCTACTACATTCATAGGTGCAAGTGACAGTAGCACCTCTAATCCATTTGTTGGAAGCATTTATGAAATTGTAATTTACAATAGGAACTTATCTCTTGATGAAATGTTCCAAGTAGAAGGTTACCTTTCAAGCAAATATAACATACCTTTGATTGGTGCTTTGGGTGGAAAACATCGTTACAAGTTTTTCAATTTCCAAGAAGATGCTGACTCTGTAAGAGTAGTATTTGATGCTCAAAGGGTAGCATCTAAAAACGAACCTTATGGCTTTGTAAATAAGTCTAGGCACATGACTGGGCTGACAGTTGGTGGTAGCAGCACAGTTACATCAATTAATGTTTCAGGAGGAGATCCTAGAGAGTGGATAGAATTGACAAACAGTTCTGCAGACTACCATATCAAAATTAAGGAACCTACTACTTATGGCTCTTACAGGGTTAATTCTGATAAAGTTGATTTGTTGCTCAAAGTTACAGGGCTAGGTGCATCTTCAATAACTTGTGAAGTAGTAGCAGGGTTAGGTGCTAGTATAAGCACTAATGATGAAATACACTTGGCACCGTGCGAAAACTTAGGACCTGAGCACGAGTCATCTTCCTATGGTGGGCCTGTTTTGGTTTTACCTATAGAAAATGCATTTACAGAAATTACTGCTTTAGGTCAGACTTTGAGTTATGTCAACTACCCAGCATATCAAAACACCGTTGCAAGGACAGAAGGCAAAACGCAAATACCTACACACGCTAACATAAATGGTGATGGAAAAAGAGCAGACGAGTTTATTACTTATCAGTTGTCAAAGTTATTGACATCTACATTAGAAATAAGTGAGCGAGCAGTAAATGCCGCTGGTAACAAAACGATAGATAAGGTATTTACAACTGCTATCAAAAAGAGCGGAGATGGATTTGAAACACGACTAGAGATAACTCAGGTCCACGCTACATCACTTGGCACAGTCAATAATAAAATCCGTCATAATTTTGGAGTCGGTACTTTACCTACGGTGCAAGGTTTCACAGGAGGCAAGGCTGGTAAACAAGTCAAGTCTGCTGGTGATAAAGTCCAAGATATCTTGGGTATACTTGGTAATAGCAATAATTTTGACACCGCTGCTAATAACAATTCTATCGGAAGGTTTGTATCGCAAATAGGAGAGTTTGTCACCGATCCGTTTTACGGTGAGAGAGATAACAGCGATTACATTTATGCTATACAGATACCTTATGATACGGGTGTAACTAAAGGTAACAGCAATTTGGATGCACAAATTGCACAAAGAAACCACTGGGTTATGACTGATGATGCACCAACATTTGAAAAGATGGCAGTGAGTAATGACACCCACGCATCTAAAGATTATGCACCTGAACATGATGACAGTAGGCGAAATGGCATACATGGTATAATCACTGACTTCCATGTGCACCGAGATGCAGAAATGAAAGCCTATGAGTTTGCTTTGAAGTTTGTAGCGGCTAATGTAATAATTTGAGGAGATACTATGGCTTTACCAATCAGACTAATTGTTGGACCTGACAATCTAATGGAGATACCATTAGAGGCACAGTCACTAGATGTTACTGTAAATCGCAATGCATCTGCCTTCCCTACTCCTAATAACATAGTTGGTAGAGTTGCAATTGACACGAACATACCCGAGATCGACATCGAAATAGGTGGTATATTTCAAGACGAAGTAGGTACATCATTTGACATAGAAAAAACCAAGCCTAGTTTTGAAGGAGGAGACATTGTATTCAATTTTGCATCAATCGTACCTACTTCTAATCTTTCACCTATACCTCGTGCTTTGGATAATTTTGTAAAAGTAAACTTCAAAGATGACATAAGCCGAACTGATGAAATAACTGATATGATTGACATATTTGATACACCCCCTGTCCACACGCAATTTAATGAAACAAGAGAAATAAGTGATACAATAAGGGATGCACAGACTGGAACTACAATCAATCATCCATCATCGGGTACTTACGCTGCAGGTTCAACTAGCATAGCAGTCTCAGGAGGCACCTCTCAGATTTCCATAGGCCAAAGAATACATCTATCTAACGGTACATTTGTTGGAGTAGTAACTAATGATGATGGAAGCACATTGACGCTTAGTGGAGGGACTGAAGTAAATCTAGCACATGGTACTACCTTGTACAATTATAAAACTCAACTTTGGACAGGGCAAGGGCAAGTAGTAGGTAGCGTAATAGATTATGAGGGGGATTTAGTAAAAATCAAGGAGATAAAATTAGATAGCCTTGGTGTACCTGTTTACAAAGATGTAGATTATTACTTGACGGTTGCTTCTGCTCCGCCAGTAGAAGCATTACTAAATAATAAAAAAATATCGATATTTCCTAATTATTGGAGAATAGATGGAATGACTTCTACACGAAACCTACCGCTAGGTGTTCACTTAGTGTTTTCTACTGACAGAGCGCATTCTGATTTTCAAAATCAATCATCCGGCGGTGCTTATCCCACCGTCATTCAAAGAGGTCGGCACAATGAAGAAACAGATACTGACGGTAACAGAATTGCAGGAACCGGCCAAGATGTTTACATCAAAGTCCCAATAGGCGGCATAACAAGTCATGCCGTGAATGGCAACCCAGCATCTACTTTAGCATTGATTGTAAAGAAGGCGTTAGAATTGACAGACGACATTATGATAGATGGAAGCATTACTTCTACTGGAGGGCAAACATTAGGCTCTGCATTTACAGTTACAGTAGGTGGACCTATGTTGAAGGTAAAGCAAAAGGACAGGCCCATAAGTAACAATTTTGTTTCAGTTTTGGAACCCTGCTTGCAGTTCGATGCTTCTGAAAACTTTGATGTGGCTGATGCAGGTATTTACGAGTTGGCTCAAGTCGAGTTCTTTACAGGTGGTTATGTTGTAAACTCTACTAGCGTTAGTTCTAAATCGGCTGGCGACAAAGTTCAAGATTTAATAGGAATAGTGTCGAATGCAAAAAAGAATAGAGATTTGATTAGAGGTATACAGATACCTTATGACAGTTTGATACAAAGTGATGCAGTCACACCAACTGCAAGGAACTTCTTTTTGACCTTTGGGCAACAAGACAATGACGCTAAGGGTTCGTCTAATAACAGCCTAAGTGCATCTCACACAATGATACCCGGTTTGCTTCCGGGCGATTTAGGTGGCGACCCTCTTCCAGATCGTGGAGATAGTTTCTTTGACAATATAACTGAGTTTGGTGATGCCGTAATGGCCCTTGCCGGATTTGTTGGTAATTTTATTGGTGATACATTCGTAACATTGTTATCTGACCCGCTTGGTAATGATGGTGGAATAAGGATTATTCCTGAAAAACTACATGTACGCTATGATGCTGGCAACAAATATTACGCCTTTACTTTGAAGTTGAAGGCATCTGACTTTGTAATAGGGGTGTGAAAATGACTATACTAATTGACCCCGGCCACGCTTTGCTCTTTAATGGTATAACTGATGGTGTACTGGTTCCTCCAAATCTTAACATTGTACATGGTAAAAACGATGAAAACCTCAAAACTTTGCCTAATGTATTGCGCTCGTTTACTTTAGAAACTTGGATAGTGCCCGACTGTGGTGGCATTGTTTATGAATATGAAAATGTCATGCGATTAAGTGTAGGTACACCATCAAGCCCTGCTCCGGCTACATTTGAAATCAACTTAGAAAATGTCGCTGCTGGTACTACTAGCGTATATTCATTGAATAGTGCAAAGCCTGTACACAGCCCTGATGGGGAATTGGCTTATTGGGATGGAGTTTTGTTTCCTTCTCCAAGTTTAGCATTTCACAATTCATACAATTATCTCGACTCTGCCGTAAACGATTCTACAGCACTGAATGATGGACATAGAGAATTGTTGAATGTAACTGTTACATTCACTGGAAGAAGGTTGACTATGCATATCAACGGCGATCTAGTCGTATCAAAAGCATTTGATGAGATTCAGCAAGTTGTATTGAATCCATCCAACATGTTCCTTGGTGGTAAAGGTGGAGAGTATAGAGGAACCATTGAAGCAATTCACCTTTCAAGAGGAGTTAAGCCATCCGGTAAAGTTGCTTATGCTCCTGTAAAAAGTGATGATACAATAGCACTTTGGAGGTTTGAAGAGCCTATTGAGCCTATCACTACGCAGGTTGTAACTCCGTCTATATCAGCATCGACTAGTGCAAGTGCTACAATTAATATCGGCACCACCGCTGCCAAAGCCTTAGCGAAAGAGTTAGCAGGAGATGGAGTAACTGAAAGTATTGACTTTACTACGACAGCACCTTGGAACTCTCAAGGTTCGTACACTGTAAAGAAATACGCCGCAACATCTACTAGCGACATTTCTATTCCAAAGGTACCTTACAACATTATAGTAAACCCTCTTGGTTACAGTTCAACAACTGGCAAGCCTACCGCTAAAGCACCTGAGCGTTTGCGCTTAATGGCAATAGACGGTGGCGCAGGTACAGTAACTGTAGAATCAATTCACCTTGACTTTGGTGCTACATCAAACGGTAGAAGAGGGCCACTACAAGCACATGATGCTGGTATCTTTGTTGTCGTAACTGGAGATTGTATAGTGGACGGGGGGAATGGCAATGACTTCCAACCACAGGGTAGCGGTACGCAGTTTTCTCATAGACAAGGGCAGGTTTGTATCGATGAAAGTGATTTTGAAAATCACGGCATTATGTTTTCAATGAGTATGGCAATCGATTCTGATAGTTACAACAAGTTTTCAGCATCTTCTGCTAACCCCGGTGACGGTTTTTACATAGGTCATTCGGGTAGACATACACTAAATCATGTAAAGAGTCACCCATTCATGGGTACTCTGCCACCTGTTTCTGATTTAGTAGTAAACAAAAAATTGGATGCTTCTGCCGATGTTATATCTGCAACCTTTGAATCACAGTATTCTGATATCAAAGATACTGTCCCTGTCAATTCTAAGATTTCTGCTTATGATTCGCACACTGCTAATAAAATTACCAACCTTTCTTTCAAAAGCAAAGTTAGACAAGTTGTAGAAAACGGCATGAGTGACATATCAGATACACAAAGAGGCATTCTTGCTTTAGGTGGCACAACATTTGATTCTAGTCTGTTTAATCTTAAATCAATTGGTGGCACTAATGCATTGAGTGATTCTGCAGAAGCCGCTAGACATTTAGTTCCATCCGATGAAGCAAGGGTTGCTATACTTGATTTGCCTTCTTTGTCTACTTATGACTATGCACCATTCATACAAATACATTACAATGCAGTTTGTCACAGTGCGACCAACTTCCCTGTTGCTGCTGCATCTAGGATAGACTCTTCATTCACTAGTACATCTACTATTATCAAGTTAGAAAGTATCAAATCGTTTGGCAAAGATGGAGCCGTACTACCTGCTACTGATTTTTCTATTGGAAGTACACCTGCGACAACTGACACATCGATTACTGCTACACTGAATCATAGCACTAAGAAGGTGACATTTAGTGCCGCTACTGATTCAGCATTTCAATCTGCTGATACTACTGGCGCTATTGTAAAACTAAGTATGAACGGGCCATCAATAATGGTAACTAAGACTGTACCTGATGTAAGTACGATTGTAACTGGCTCGACATCGATTCTCGATCTTATTCATACTGCTTTAGATGCGGGTGATTTAGACATTTACTCACCCGGAGGTAAAATAGAAATTGACATGCCTGAGAACTTTGGTTTTACTGAAGGCGATTTAGAAGGTGATACAGAAGAAGGCACAGTTGCAGAACCTAAGTTAGATTTTACTTTGTGCCCTGAAAATTATTTACCACTTGCGTCAACCGATACTCCTGCCAAAGCGCCTCAAAGTATAGCCTTAGCCGACTCAAACTTATCAACTAAGTCA